CAATTTTTTGGAGTTTACACTTCTTTTGGTGTTTACATCCTTTTTTGGTTTGTGAGGGAGATGACAGGGGGCACGGGGGAGATGGGGTGGAGGGCTGATGGAATCAATTAATACACATTTGGGATTGGGTGGAGGGCTTTAGAGTATTTAGAATTAAAACACATATATAATATTACGTATATACATGCATATGCCGAAATACTTGGCATGTACGCTTCTACTTATGCATATTATACATGCTTTTAAAGGAATTATACCATTACATTCTAGAGGTTTTACCAAACGACCAGTTATCATGTTTCCAGATGAACCAATGTTTCCGGATGAACAACCATTATGGAACGATAATAAAAGTAGTCCGGAAGATGATTTGTTAAAATATAATCCTAACAATAACACTATGCAGGTAGGTATCAAATATATATTTAAAAAAGACGATCCTAACAATAACACTATGCAGGTAGGTATCAAATATATATTTAAAAAAGACGATCCAAACTACAAAGCATTTATGGAAAGGATATTCAAAGAACCTGTTACGCCACAGCCGAGCAGTGAACATTTTAATTTAGTAGACACACATAATATTTCTTTCAAAGACATAGGTGGATATCATTCTGTTAAAGAAGAACTTATGCAAATCGCAGATATTTTAGTGAATTATTCAAAATACAGTCCTTATAATGTTAGAACGCCAAAAGGACTTATTTTGGAAGGGCCACCTGGAAATGGGAAAACGCTTATTGCCAAAGCATTTAGTGGAGAAATCAATACATCGTTCATTCAAGTATCTGGGAGTGAATTTCAAGAAAAATATGTTGGAGTGGGTCCTGCCAGAATTAGAGAATTGTTTGAATTGGCAGAACAAAACACGCCTTGTATTATTTTTATAGATGAAATAGATGCGGTAGGTAGAGCACGTTCAACCGATCAAGACGTATCCGCTTCTGAACGTGACAATACCCTCAATCAATTGCTGGTTAAATTGGATGGATTTAAAAAAACAAATGGAGTGTTTATCATAGCGGCTACAAATAGAATGGATTTACTAGATCCAGCATTGCTAAGACCTGGGCGTGTAGACAAAAAAATACATATTGGGAATCCTGACGCAGATACTAGAAAAGAAATTATAGATATTCATTTAGTAGGCAAATCCATCGCCGATAACATAGATAATGACAAACTCATTGAAATGACCTCTGGAAACAGCGGGGCTGAGATAGAAAATATCATTAACGAAGCGATGCTTACTGCATTGAGAGACAATCGGAAATCCATTGCAATGTCTGATATCGAGAGCGTATATACCCGTACCATTGCAGGATATCAAATAACCAAAAATATATTCAGTAAACAAATTTTAGATCAAATTGCTATTCACGAACTTGGTCATGCCATTACAGGTTTTCTTTTACCAAAACATTCCAATCCGGCCAAAGTCCATCTAAACGAATGGTCGCCAAAATCACCTGGATACACTATATTTAATATCAAAGAAATAGACACTAATATTTACACTAGAGAACAGTTGTTTTCACAACTAGTAGTTCTGCTTGCAGGTAGAGCTGCAGAAGAGGTTTTCTATAACACCAGTGTTACTACAGGAGCCACCAAAGACATTTCGCAATCCTATAAATTGGCAGAAACAATGGTGTTGCATTACGGACTAGGGAGTAAACAGTTCTTTCCTCGCACAAGTGATAAATATAAATCATATGTAGACGATGAAATATATTCTCTCAATACCCTTGCATATGATAAGGCAAAATATATCCTGACAGAATCAAAAGAGTTAGTAAGAGAACTAGCAGAAAAATTGGTCAAAGATGGTGTGCTTACTGGGGACAGTATAGAACTTAAAATATATCGTAAATATCGTCATTTATTAGATATATCATTATAAAGATCCATATCAATAATGTTATTTTATAATTATAAGGTTGACTTGTCAAAAATATTTAATATGTGGAACAATTATTTACACCCTTGAAGATTCAAAATTGGACTATATTTATATAATGGTTAATCACACATTAAGAATTGAATTATTTATTGTTTCAGCATTCGTTTTAATATTTATTTTTACAACAAAAATGGTATAAAAAGAAATAAAAAAAATCAAGGAACAGAATTAAAATTAAATTGGATTGGTGTATTTATGCGTTATTTAGCACAAATTATAGGGTTAAATCTATTTGTTTTACAAAACAATTATAGTTTTTATATTCATTCATATTTGGAATAATTATTTATTTAAATTATATTGGAACAAGTTACGCAACAATCATTAAGTTTAATGAACTATTAGCATTTGTATATTTATTAAAAGGCGGGACAATTATGGCATTAACTACATATATTAGTTATTTAATATTAAGTGTCCCATTTAAAATCTTCAAGGGTGTAAAATAAGTTATATATGTTTGTATGCCTCACTATCTACACCTCCAGATAATGCTCCTTTACTTCTAAATATTTTTTTCTCTTTCCGATCCATACATTTTAGAATATCCATTTTTAATACCTTTCTTAAAAATACGTTGTTGTTTCTTATTACCATTAAAATCAAATCCATAACACTGTGGATTACAAAACGCTTTTTTACATACATTATAACTAAATTCTATATCTTCTTTTGTATGGGGGAATATATTTTACTTTATGTTTTTTATTAGATAGTTTAATTCGTCGTGTCATTTCAGGAAGATAATCCTTCTTACAAAATATTTCACATTTTTTTAGAGCATTTTTATTACGTATTGTTTTATTTATTTTTTTAGCTTGTTTTTTTTGTTTTTCCTCTGTGTTTATTCAAAAGAGCATTACCTTTTTTACTTAATGTTTTCATTTTATATAATATAAAAATATAAAATGATATTTTTATATTTACTATATTCACAAATTTCTTGAAGAATTAATTTAAATAATTAATAAATATATTTGATATAGTACATGTAGATGTAAGACCATTAACTACTGCCATTACACCAAATAACAGTAATATAAAAAGTGGTAGTGAATTTATTTTTGTATTTTTATATATAACTTTATACGTGTATCCTGCCAATATGACTATTAAAGATCCTAACATAAGTTGTATGATTCTTGTTATACTGTATAAGTTAAATTGATTATCACCAGTCACCTCTACATTGATATTGGTGGTGTCATACATTTTTACTTGATTACTTCCAATCGTTAGCCTATTAAACTGTAATTGTGGAATTACTTTAATATTTTCATACTCTGAAAAATACTTGTCTTTGATGAATATTGAACGAGATCCAGAATGACATACAATAAATATTTGATCTATATATTCTAAATGCTTAATAATATGCGTTACATTAAAACGTATCATATTCATAGGAATAGTATACGTAAAATATTGTTCCGTTGTAGCAACCTTTACATCTTGTGAAAATCGTTTGCTGTATACTTCGTCACTTTTTCTGATATCAATAAATAAGTATTTCATTATATTATACTTAAATATAATTATGTTAATGTGTATAGATATATTTGGACTTAATACTCTTTGGGATGAACGATATGATATAAGACTGCTTCATCATATTTATAATAGTCACAAATACATGGTATTGCCATCTGAGATCATATCTAAATCCATTCAACAAGGCGGTTCGTAATACCACCCATATTTAAACTATTGTTATGAATTCATAATTAAAGAATTCAAAATTTTTTTTATATATGTCATTTATTATTTTTAAGGTCTCTACGTCAAAATATTCTTGTAAATTATATTTTTTAATGTTAAAATCTGTATTTTCTAATTTATAATATTTTACTTCGTCTATTTGGAATGATTTATCACATATAAACAAATGTTGTGGATAATAATGAATAATCCTCTTATCAAATTTAGTATTAAAATCATATTTTATTAATTTATTCTTAACAAATAATTTGAAATCCTTTATAATACATTTTTGATTTTTGTAAAAGAAAGCACTTATAATTCTATGATAAGGATTTCTTGTATATGTATAATAATTAATATTTTCTAGATTTAACAAATCAACATATTCATTTTTTAACATAAATGGAACATGTACATAATCATATATGCTATCCATCCCCCCCCCCAGTAAGATTTTATAATTTTATTATCTAAATTTTCCTCAATTAACTTTCTTACAAATTTTCCAGAATTTTTTGGAATATGTATATAACAATATATAATAATTCATTTATAAGGCTGTTTGATATAGGCACGTATGCCTTTTCCATCCCCGGAACAAAATCTACAACGCAACAAAGTAGATTGATTACATCTCCAGCATCCATATTTACAATAATGACATTGTAAATATCCATATCCATTACAATACGCACATGGTGAAGGAGAATGTGTGATTATATTTTTTCCCATATTACACAAACGTGTAACGTATACATAATTGTCTCTACACATTGCTATTGGATATGATGGCAAAATATTATGATGATGTATATTACGATAATACATTAACCCGCAAACCGTTTGATATATATGAGGAATTATATTCATACTATTAATAATACGAAAATAATTTTATATCCTTTACACAACCAACTATTATGAGATGCTCTTAACAGACTGCGCTTTCATAAAGAAAGCTATAGATCCAAGAAACATAAAGACGCTGATAGCATACAGTGTAATGTTTTGGGGTACACGTGCGTTTAATTTAGAACCAAACAATGCTAGAATTGAAAAAAATATAACAATAATGGATCCAGCCTTAACATCTATTTGTCCACGTTTATAATAATTCCATGTTGCGAGTGCGGTAACTGGAAAAAGCATTGCAAACATAGTGGTTCCTGCTGCTTTAGATTGCGTATTTACAACGCCAGACAATAATAACCCTAACTGAATAAACTCACCTCCATGTACTCCCAACCATCCCGATGCTGTACCTATTACACTACCAATTAGAGCAGATGCTAAATATTTGTTCATATATTATGCTATATATTATATTACCATAAATACTCATGACTTAATATCTTTGCGTTATAGATATTCTTTGATTTTTCTTTTTCCATCTGAATAGCTCTTTTCCTCTTAGGTGTTCCGCTATGTCGTGTAAAGTAACGACGCATGCGAGAGCGATCATTATGATCACCAGATTTATATAATTTTAAAGGTGTCCTATCTTTGTATTGTTGATATCGGTTGTCGCCAAAATCAATGTGTCTTTCTTTCTGTGTATCTTTGTGTTTAATATATGCTCTATATTTCTTGAATTGAATGGGTGATTTGGTAAATTTAACAATTCGTTCTTTCATTTTTGTACCACCTTTCAATAATACGAAAGATCGTTTTGTATTTTTACGGGGGTGCTTTGCCAAACGCAAAGTTTTACTTTTAGGATGACATCCTTCTTTAAGTATAGCATGATCTACTTTACTCGCAGGTCCTCCAGACAATGCACTATACAAACGAGCTTTTCCCCATGAAAATGGAGTTTGATTTGGTCTGGATCCCGACGAATAATATGCCCCCATTCCTTTTTTTATAATTTTATTAAGGCTCGCAGGAGAACATTTCGTGCGCTTTGATAAAAATTTAATATTCAATGATTGTGAACTTGATATGTTATGCTGTTCTCTTAAACGGTTTTCCCATGAAGTTTTTTTACTTTTGTATCCTTTTACGTTTTTACGTGTGTGATATTGCTGTTTTTTGTATAGTTTACGTGACTTATTTAACTCTCTTTTAATGACTTTTTTATCCTTTTTTGATAAAGTATTCGGTATATAATGTTGCGGAACACGAGTCATATAATATATTATTAGAAAATTGACATTGAATTATTATACATTGTATATGCTAATACACTCCTCTATATACAATAAAAATGACCTTCACTAAAGAAGAACATACAGTGTTTCATATGCGTGGTATCAATAAACATGATAATAAAACCATCGCTAATCTAATGAATAAAAACATTGACGAAGTTAAAATTATCATTAAAGGTGTAATTCATAAATTGAAAAAAAATATGATGCCTGAATGGTTAATCGCAGAAAATCTTCATATGAAGATTGACGAATTATCTTTATATGAAGATACAGTTCTATCAACTGAAGACATAGCTCCATCCAATGATGAAGAAGTTGCTAAACGTGTATATGAATTAGAAGTAATTGTTGAATCTCAAAAACATACACAAGAACTATTGAAAATGCGTGTTGCACAATTAGAAGAACAATTGGATTATCGCATATATCGCATGGAAGAACGAATTAGATTATATTGTAAATCAAATTACTCACAAGAATGTGAGAGAGGGGATAATTAACATTGTGATATATTATAGTCACCATTATCAGTTAAATTCCATATTCCTATTTTTCTAGGATTGCTATTATTGGATAATATATCTCCTGGTAAATATACATTGTTCGCATTGTCAATATAATAATTAATCCCTTTAATCTCTTGTACCCAGACTTCAATTTTTGTCATGGTATTTTGTTGGTCTTTCTCACTTTCCTCTACTACTCCATGTGGTGTTCCTTTAATATGTGTGCCACAAAAGCATTCGTCTGTTTTTTTCCTTCTGCTACATTGTTCGCCATTTGCACGTTTTCCACTACATCTTTCGTAATTAGGAATATAATTTTTAACACGTTTACGTTTTACAAAATCTTCTTTGGATAATTCAAGATTTTGAAAATCATATACAAACTTTAAGAAATCGCTTGTGATAGTGTTATTATTTTGAACAACAGTACATTTGTGTTGATCTAGATAGTCTTTAATTGCCGTTTTAAAATCATGTTGGTATTGTTCTACTTTTTTAGTAATACGTTTTTCCATTTTATTGGAGATATTATATTCTATTCATACTTCTTCAATTTTTCACATAATATATCAACTATATTTCCTTTTCCAAAACTACGTTTTCTTTAGTTTGCTCGCCATTTGATCCATCACTATCAGACTGAAACGAACTTATAATACTGTCAAAAATCGTCTGTCTTCCACTTGGTAAGTCCTCGTAATCTATTAAAGATTTAATGGTAGCGTTTTCGTGTTGATCTATTACATCTGCTGTTAAATTCATGTTGTTCATGTCTTCAGCAGTGTTATTTTTACCTCCAAATTGTTTTATACTGATATCTTGATTTACAATACCAGAATGTAATTTCGTTTTCAATAATAACTGAGTATAATATTTGGTATGATGTACATTAAACACGCCTAGATATTGATAAAACATCTGAATTTTAGCTTTAATGATGAAATTTTTATACATTTCTGTATGTACCAAGTTATCAATATTTAATCCTTGTCTAGATTGAGCATCGTCTTTTACTAATTCCGCTTCACGTGCGGTAAGATAAGATTCTAATTCACTTATACATGATGTAATAGCATCATGCATCTCCCTAACTTCTGTAATACAATATGTTTTTGTATGATCAAAATGTTTGTATGGCTTGAAATGCATAGTAAAATTTACAGATTTTTTAACTTTTTCAACCGATACGTCTTTTTCCGCATACTCTTTTATAATCCTATATAAATTGTAATATTCGCAATAAATTCTATTGTCAATTTCATTGAATATAGACTGTAAATGTGTATAATCTGTTTCTATCAGATTATTTTGAAAATAAAAAGAATCAATTCCAAACGTATATTCTTTGCTGTTATTATGAGTTTTAACGATACTTTCATATAGTTCTTTTAGTGTATGTATTTTATTTTCTAAAATACCAAAGACACATATTATATCATCTCTTATAGACAAGACACTTTCAAATGACATTTTCACATTGCTTACATTATTAATAGTTGACATATAAATAATATAGATAATTTTTAATATACATATTATTTATATGTCCACTGAACAAACAATTCCTACCTACAATATCATGGACATACCATTGGATCCTGAAGCAAAATCCTCAAAAAATATAATCAAACAACCACCACATATTGATTGGACACGTGAACATGAAAGTATTCTAATAGAATGGGCAGATAAAGCAATGTGTTTTAGATGGTTGCATTCGCAAGAACATACCGTATACGCTAGAAAATTAATGTGGTTTACCATACCCGTAATTGTTATGAGTACTGTAACTGGTACAGCGAATTTTGCTCAAGAAAGATTACCGGTAAATCTTAGAAGTTATGCTGCGATGAGCATTGGTGCGGTAAATATTTTTGCTGGGGTACTTACTACCATTCAACAATTCCTTAAAGTAAGCGAGTTAAATGAAGCTCATCGTGTGGCATCTATTGCATGGGACAAATTTTACCGTAATACAAAGGTTGAATTATCTAAAACACCTTTGGAAAGAGTTCCTGTCGTCCAATTATTAAAATCTTCCAAAGAAGAATATGACCGCTTGATGGAAACATCTCCAATTATTTCTGACACTATTGTTAAAAAATTTAAAGCTACTTTTAATGGTGGGAAAGCAAAAAAAAGTGAAGAAGATACTTCTGCAAGTAAGAAAGACCGAGAAATATTTGCCAAAAATCGTGCATTCAATGAAGTATATAAACCTGAAATATGTGGTACAATGATGAGTACCGCAAAATCTGTATACAAACATCCTGAATTATTAGAAACAGCAGATCAGAAACACACAGTTACTGCTATAGAACTTGCTAAACGTGCTATCGCCTTAAAACAAAAACAAGATAAAATAGAACAGATTATAATAAAATGGCAAGACAAATATAAAAACACACCTAGTGCTCAAGATATTCTAAATGAATTAGAGGACAATACTGCGATTCAATTCATAGAAAACTATCTAGAGGAAGAACATCGCAGGAGCGTCTCATTGTCAGAAGGAGATCAACGAGTTTAATCAATTATCTCTTAGTTCTTTTGGTAAAAAAATATTACCGCTACGCTGGGGTAAAAATCCATATAATATAAACATACCTACGAAAAACAAAATATAAATACCATAGACTTCAAACCCGATTCCAAAAAAAGAAAATATTGCGGAAGACACATATATTAGTCCAAAAGCCCACAACCACGAATATAATGTTCGTGATAAGATATTATCTTCCATACTTTAATATAATATATAATATTATATACAATTAAAGTGTCCATATTACATATTATATTAAAGTATGGACATACCTACTATTTGCTTAAATATGATCGTTAAAAATGAAGGCAAAATTATAACCCGTATGTTGGAGTCTGTTGTTCCTATTATAAATTGTTATTGTATTTGTGATACAGGATCCACAGATGATACCTTGGACGTTATTAGCACGTTCTTCAAAGATAAAAATATACCTGGTAAAATTATCATTAAACCTTTTAAAAATTTTTGTTTTAATAGAAATTTCGCTTTGAATTCATGTAAAGGTATGTCTGATTATGTATTGCTAATGGATGCAGATATGATTCTTGATATTCGTAATTTTAATAAATCAAATCTTAAAGACTTTGATTTATGTTACATATTACAAGGAAATGATTCATTTTATTACAAAAACAGAAGAATCGTTAAAAACGATGGATCATACACGTATAATGGTGTCACACACGAATATTTAGATACTCCTAGCAATACAAACCAGTATACTTTTAATAAAAGTGAACTGTTTATTATAGATATTGGTGATGGAGGATGCAAAAATGATAAATTTGAGAGAGATATAAAATTATTACTAGATGGTATTGTAGAAGAACCCACGAACAAAAGATATTATTTTTATTTAGCAAACAGTTATTATGATACTGGAAAATACGAAGAATGTATACCATATTATAACAAACGTATTGCGCTAGGTGGTTGGGTTCAAGAAGTATGGTATAGTTATTATAGACTCGGGTTGTGTTATTATGCTTTGGGTAAAAAGGAACAAGCTATAGACTTTTGGTTAAAAGGGTTTTATTACTATCCTGAAAGATTAGAAGGGATATACCACATTATGCATCACTTTAGATTGACCTCGCAAAATTATCTTTGTTATGAAATGTATAAAAAAGCGAAAAGTGTGTTAGAATTAAAGAAAGATACGAATGACTATTTATTTTTACAAAATGATGTGTATACTTATAAAATTTATTATGAATTCATCATTTGTGCTTACTACGTTGGAATACATAATATAAATTTAGAATTATTAACATTATTGAATAATACTTGTGATAACTCTATAATTAATAACACATTGTGTAACATGAAATTTTACAAAGATGTTTTAAAATGTGAAAAAAAAATTAACTTGACCGAAAATATAAATTCACCTATAAATAATAATGAAATTAAATTTTATTCGTCATCTAGTTGTTTAATACAATACAATGATCACTATAAAATGAATGTACGTTACGTAAATTATTATATTCAAGATGACGGGACATACCTGAATTGCGATAAATATATTATCACAAAAAATAAATACGTTGAACTAGATAAAGAATTTAATATATTAAATGTTAAATGGTTTGATGTAAACTTCGTTGCCAGGAAGTATATAGGAATAGAAGATATTAGATTGTTCTATGATAATGCTACCGATGATTTGCTTTGTATTGGAACAGGATATCATCATACCAACACGATAGGAATTATGACCGGAAATTATAATGATCAAACCTTAAAAGAAATTACGCAAACGTTTAAGGAGACTACTTGTGAAAAAAATTGGGTATTTGTTGAGTTTAATAACACGCCTCATATAATATATCAATGGTATCCGTTGACTATTTGCAAAATTAATGCTGAAACGTCTATCCTTGAAAAAGTAGATATTAGAAAGACACCGCATTTGTTTTCAATACTACGAGGCTCTACATGTGGGTTTACGTTTATTACCCCAAAAGAAAATACGGAGATATGGTTTGTGAATCATATCGTTTCATATGAAAGTCCACGTCAATATTACCATATTATTTCAATATTTGATTCCAACCTAAATTTAATAAGATTTTCCGCACCATTCAAATTTGAAGGGGAGCCAATTGAATACTGTTTGAGTATTGTGGTAGAAAATGATCGTGTGATAATGAATTACAGTACCTGGGATAGAACGACTATTATAGGAATTTATAATAAAAACTATATAGATTCCATCGTTAAATATGATGTATAATCTCGTTTGGTATATTTAAAATACTGTCAACGTGATTAGCATAATACCAAATTGGATTAATATAATTCATTTTCTCAAGCCACGCCCAATAATGTACTTCCCATACAAGTGTTTCTGTCTTTGTTAAAAATGATAAAAATTGTTGATGGAGTTATAATAAAATGATAATAAACATTGTTTATCTCCTATAAAAAACCACCACAAAATCTCCAATATACATCAATATTACATAAATCAGTATCTTGGATTTTAATCTTTTATGTATATATCATTTCAATGATAACATATATGATATTTTGTTTAAATCTGCGAGGATTTCATCACGTATATTCAGTATATCACTATCCTTAGTTGGAATAAATAAGCCGTCTATATCTATCAAATATTTCTTGAATTGTTCTAACCACTTCATAAACGAAGCGTTATGGTTAAACGTTTTAATTTTCAAACTTTGAATATCTAACATATCGTTACGTTTATTTTTTCCAAGCAAGACTTCAATAAATTTATCAATATTAGTATTTAAATCATCATATAGTTGATCTGTTGCTTTATGTACCGAATACGATTGTGTATTCCAGTGGTATAATTTAACCATAATTAAAGATTGTAATAAACGATATACTAATTGCTTAATGTCTTTTGCTTTGCGCGTGTTTTTCCTTGTATGTTTATTGCGTTGTTTGTACATATAATTAAGATATGATAATAATAATATTTACAACTCTAGTATAATTTTACAACTCTAGTATAATTTTCATTATTGAAAAATATCTCTACATATTCAATGCCTTTAAAGGTTCCAGAAGCAGATTGTACATCATATCTCGCAGAAGGTATAGTTGATATATTCAACACACCATGATCTTTATATAAAGATGTAGCTGAAATAAAACTTCCATCAATTGAGACTATGTTAAATGTCTCATTATAATAAGCTTCTATAAAATTATTAGAAGGTAATCTATATCCAACAAATTGCATTACGTCGGTAGTGTATTCTGTAAATGTTTTATTACTCATTTTACGTATAGCGGTACCACTATACGGATTGTCACCACCAATATATGGTATAAAAGATATACTACTACCAAAATATTCATTAAAGTTTTCAGTGTCATTATATATTTGATAGTATAGAGTCCTTTTTGGGAAACGGTCACTAGATGAATAATTCCTATTACTTAACACTATGTTATCCTCTACACCACGTTTAATTAAATTACCCATACTGTGAGTTAAATCAACGTATGGCTGTTTTTAGGTATAGGTCTATCATTTACATGTGTTACTGCGTTCTTATTAGTGGATGAGGTTATAATATGTGTCATTGTATTATGGATTCTTGGTCCAGACATTATATATAAGTACAATATTTTTTTTACAACATTGCGATATCATGCGTATTATAAAAACCTGTGGAGATGTCTTTTGAAATATGGTCTGTTTTATAATATGCGTATTCTAAAGGCAGTTGTTGATTATATGATTTTACCACAAATTGTGGGTCTAATGTTCTCTTTATATCAAGATCTCTATCGTATATATCTAATACTGGTTGAATCATCGAATCAAATTGGGAAATCCATGTTCCGTTCGTGTCACGAATACGCAAGGTATCATTTATAAAAGCACGCTTGGATGCTAACTTTTGAGACGCAAATGAGGTATCTTTTGGGTCGTCTGGTAAATTCAACATTACTTTGGAAGAACCCAAAAACAAAGCATATTTCACAATACCTCCTTTTGTATATACTGGAGTATCTTTTATGGTTAGAAGTTCACCATTAATCTCTAACGGTTTACCATTCATAGTTATTGCTGCATAACGCATTGCACGATCATAGCTGCCAAAATAATAAAAAGGTCCCATAGACGCATAAGGTCCTGAACGAGACATACCCAGTCCTGCCATAATAGATATTCTACGATAGAAATCTCCCCTGTATCCAGATACGGGTGTCTCTATCAATATGTTATTTTCATTCTCTAAAAATATAAATTGTTCGTTTTTAATAAAAAAAGTAGACACTTTATCAGATACAGGTATTCCGAAATTTTTTTTTTCATTCGTAATGTCGTGAATCATTAAATTATAATACTTATGTTTACTATTCATTTTGGATACCACAAAATCCTCTTCATGTTTTAAAAAAAATAGATATGGTTCCTCGTTATAATGATACAAACCCATATATTTGGCATCTGTTATCGCTGGTACAGTTCCTTTTTCTAACATAACCGTTTCAAATTCTATCATGTCTTTACGTTTCACGAATCTATACAGTAAAAATGGTTTAATTGAGCTATGAATAATTTCATATAGTAAAATATACCCCTTTCCTTTAGGAATACTTGAGGATCGGATATCCAGTTCATAGTCTCCTACTATCCGACACACATTACTAGTTAATACTTCTGATATATCTTTGTTTGAATTATCTAAAAAGGTAGAAGTGAAATCCACGTCTACGTATTGTTCTTTGTTTATCACTGTCATATAGTGGACAGTGATAAATTATATTATCGTATTTATACTAATGTTTTGGCTCTTTAAATTTAATATTGTCTTTAAATACAACACCACGATTATCCAGTATAAATTTCGTGATATCTTGTGCTGTAGTCACGTCGCTGTCGTTAAAATACTGTGATAGACTTGCAATCATATGTTTCTTGCTAATTGTAGTACGAACTTTATTGCGAGTATAAATAATTTTGCCGTTGTTAATATCAAAGCAATCAATTTCATTCGTTTTCATAGTATTCACAAGTGTTTCTGACAATTCTTTTTTCTTTTGTTTTCGTTGTTTCAAATCTTGTTGAAGCATTTTAATTTCTTTCTCAACAGAAATCCACTCTTTAATCGTATGGACTAGTTCTTCTTTTGTTGAACTCATATAATTATAATAACTATTGAAACAATGTTTAAATTACTTGCGCAATATTACTTCTCTTGCAATGCTTTTTATAATTTTATGTTGGTCTTGTATATTACAAGGGCGAGTAATATTGCGTATAATTTCACAATATTGTTCTGATAATTGTTCATCTTCCTGCCATCCTTCGTGTATTTGTTCCCATTCCTTTATAGAATTAATCTGTTTTTTAGTAACACTTGTAAATGCGTGTTTCATCCTGCTGTGTTCTTCGTCTTCTTTTTCCCATACACCATCGTCTTTCACATACAATATTTCACGTTTTAAGTCGCTACAATGTATTGGTCGTTTATGTAATTCTAGAGCTTTCAACCCACGTAAAAATATATTGGACATACTTATGGCATACCCATTTTCTATGGTTGAATTTAAATCCTGATCATTTAGTTGTAAAGAAGCAACAAATTCGGTTAAATTTAAAGCGTCCTTACAATGATCATTTAAAAACATATTTATATTAATTTGATTATTTATAGTAGTCCCAACTTTTGGCAATAATTCACTTACGATACGCCTCATTTCAGCATTTTCATCTATCATATTTTTATATTGTTCCGTAAGTGTAGAAAGCATTTCATTTATATTATCTTGTACAGGTGTATTTTTTTGATGTATTTCACATTTTTTAAGGTGTCTATTATAACTTTGTATATGTTTATATACCTTACCACATACGCAGTCATATTGTGTATGAGCATTTATGAGCATTGTATGTTTTTTTGTTTTGACATGTTGGGCTTTCAAAAAAGGTTTGCTACACCGATAGTCACATTTATCACAAACATAGTGAAATTTTTTGTGAGCATCCGACGATTTTGTTGTGTTTAGCATATAAAATATGCTATATATGAGCATTATATGCTATTTTCTAAATCCTTTTGGAAGGTTCAAAATCCTCAAAAAAATTACCTAGGTAAAAATGCCTAGGTAACTATATAATAGCTTGTTAAAAACTTCCTAGAACTTCTAGGTAAATTGTTGTTTTTTCTCCATTTTTTGAAACTTTTTTTCCATTTTCAAAAATGGACATTTATTTTTGTAGAAATCAGGATTTAGATCTAGACTTAGTTTTATATTTTGATTTAGATTTTGATTTAGATTTTGATTTAGATTTTGATTTAGATTTTGATTTAGATTTTGATTTAGATTTTGATTTAGATTTTGATCTAGACTTTGAGTTAGATTTTGATTTTGAACTTCTTCCTTTTGAGGTTGTCTGTAGTATTTTTTTATACAAAAAATCAAGATAAGATATATCTCCTATGAATGCCGTTTTTTCTGGACCTTTTAACAATGTATGTTTTGTGTCTATTATTTCAGTGTGATCATTGTGTGCAAATAATAATCCTGCATAAATATTTTTAATATTATTACTTCTATCAGTATCATCGTCTAATGTAGCATATTGAATCTCAGGATGTTCATTCATAACATATACCATGCTATATATTAATAACAATGTTCCTATTTTTTTCCCTTTGTAACTATCATGTACTTCTAACCAATTAATGTTAATGACATCCGTTTCTACTGGATTTAAACGACTGTGTCTTGTTACACTTCTACCTTTGTTTTGTATAATATCGCTTGTGCTAACAACCATACTAACACGACCTACTTCCCTTAAAGGGTTTACAGAATTGTCCATTAATATAAACATATATTCGCCTTCATCATTGTCTGCTTCAGATGAAGGTTCTATCCTATAGTTTAATTCTGAAAATGTATCTAAAATATAGTTTTGTATTTTCTCTTTTTTCAAATCACTCATATATATATACTTCATATTTAATCATAATCTTATACAAAAGTCAATTTTTTGCGAAAAAATAAAATAAAATATTTGTATAGTATATTATGTTATCTATAATTCAAAATATTCCGAATGTTAAGACATATCCTCTTAAATATGTATTTGAAAATACTAAATTGCAACATAAGCCAAATACTTTATGGTTAGAGTTTGGTGTAGCATCTGGAAAGACTATTAACTATATTTCAAAATTTACAAATGATAAAGTGTATGGGTTTGATAGTTTTGAAGGGTTACCTGAAAAATGGCGTGATGGTTTTGATAAAGGTTGTTTTAGCAGGAATGGTAATTTTCCGCAGGTTAATAGTAATGTTGAACTAATTAAAGGATGGTTTAATGAAACATTACCAACTTTTATACAAACTCATAATAAAAAAGTTTCATTTATTCATATAGATGTTGACCTTTATAGTTCTACAAAATATATATTTGATATATTGAAGAATTATATTGATACGGATTGTATTATTGTTTTTGACGAATTAGTAAATTATCCAGGTTTTGATGGAGATAAAGGGGAACTTAAAGCATTTTATGAATTTATTACAGAAAATAAAGTAGATTATGAATGGATTGGAATGAATGGAACACCTACTGGGATGTCTGGTAATCATCATGAACATGTAGCATTAATTATTCATTCAATAAACTAATACACTATATCTATACTCATCTAAAATGTGTAAAACTATTTATATGGGTTTGTGTGAAATAATACGATTAGCTAGTACATGTTTGCGACCTGACATAGATAGATTCAGATCACGCAGTCTTTGTTTCAGCTCTTGTACGGTGGAATTTTTATACATTTCTTTTGCTTGTTCATTTACAAACGTTACTTCTTGAGGAGAACAATGTTTAATACAAAACACACCATTTGTGGTTTTAAATCCATGTTTGTTTCCACAAACGCTGCCTTTAAATTTCCCAGACTTTAACTGGTAACTACATGGTTTCAATTCAAAACATTTTGTATTAGAACAAATATGTTTTGGTAAGGATATATTATACAAAGGTATATGTGGAAGCAATACATTAAACACTTGACGACAATATGGACAGGATGTTTGCTTTGTAGTTAAACGTATGTTTTGTGAATACTTACTTTTTGGGTATTTAATATTTACCATTTCTTTACACAAAGGTATGTAATTAAAGGTATGTCCACATGGCAATACCAAATGGTTATCTGTTAACGGTTCCTTCGTTATATAACAACATTGATTGTTTTCATTTGGTTCCTTCTCGGAAGAATATAGTTCGTGCCAAAAGTCAAATCCGTCTTCTATAGTGTAACTCATTTATATATGTAAATACAATATATTATCTTTATATAATATATTATTATGACCGAAGTGTGGGGGAATGCATGTTGGCGATTATTTCATGTGTCTGCTGTAAATTTAAAAGAGGATCATCAACATTTAGTGTCTGAAATACTGGGATTGATATATGTTATATCTGTTAATTTACCATGTCCAGTATGTAGTGAACACGCAAAAATAACATTAAGTAAGTTGAATAAAAGTACAATTAACGATAAAGAAAAATTAATAACCTGCTTATGGCAATTCCATAATATAGTGAATAAAAATACACAATCACAATATTTAACTAGGGAAAAACACGACGAATTATATAAAGAGGTAAATATTCACGAAGTATTAATCCATTGGTTAAAAGTAATGACAAAATCTTGGATAGGTGGCGATCCAAGTAACATGATGCATACATTATTCAGAAAAAAAATGATAGAACGTGTCGTATTTTTTTATAAAAAAAATAAAAATGCTTTTATGCGATATTAGATGAAACTAGCACGCCGTTTTTATATACTGAACATTTAAATGTTTGCGTAGAAGGTTTATCGCATTTCACGGCATTGCTTTCCATTTCATCAAAATATAATACACTATCTGCGCCTACAATATGAAATACCGAATACCACATTGAACCTAACATAAATCCTACTAATCCTCCTAATACAGACCCTCCTACCGTTGTACATTTGTTCGTTACTCTAGTTACAGCATCAAGTGTAAATAAACAGAGTAAAGCCGATATGATTGCATAATTCATTTGGTTGTTAAATCGCATAGGTAAGAATAGATATGCAAAGGTAAATGCTATAAATAAACTAGTAGGAGAAGGACTATTATATGTCCTGAGTAAATGAAGATCTACAAGGTTACATGATAAAGACGCATTTTCATCCATAGGACTTTTCAACATATTCATAAGTGGAATATTCAAAAAAGAAGCGAGCACAGCGCCTGCTATAAATACCAGTCCTTTTACATTTTGATTCATAAAGGATAGCATCAGCATAAAAAATGTAATTAATATCGGAGATAATACCGAGATAAGTTGTATCATATTTGATATTGTTAATTCAATGCCAGCCATATTATATAATCATAAGAATATAATATAATCGTTAATATTTTATAGATTATATAGTGAATTCATATATTGTTTTAACATACTCATGTAATTCGTTTGCATTCCAAAATATAATGTGATAAAATACACACCAGGCATGGTCATTTGAAATTCACTCATATATTTAGGAAATAGCACAATAAATATATACAATGTTATAATGTTAAACAGTGTCTGAAATAAAATATAATTTAGCTTATATGTACCGAATGTCTTTTGATTTTCAAACTTGAGCACAGTTTTATCAATAATATCCCCTATTAATAGGGAAGGAACTATATATATAATTACCTTTATGGTAAAAGATAACAAGTCATCTCGTGAACAAACTGTTCCAAAATCAGTGGAACGTTTCAGTACATTAGATAGTTTCATCCTTATATTATAAGGATATAAAGTATTCCTTATTTGGGTATAATTTCTAAAAAAATGAATTATTATATGTAAATTAATATAATGTTATAATAAACGTGAACCCTCTCCATGGATCCCGTAGTTTGTGATGTAAATGTTATCATGAATGCGTATAAACCACATAATGAAGTCATTTATTATGACAAAAATCAAGAATCATTTTCCTCTTGTACAATAGACAATATGAAAACAAGATGGGATTTTTTGGCAGATGATGGGTTCCAAATAAAAGATATTATTTCCTTTTATCATAAAAGCAAACAATATGTACATATGGTAATTAACCTTCCAGATAGAAAGACTGTGTATATGAAAAGTTATATCATCCCGATGGATGTATGGTTACTGCGTAGCAAAGAAATTGTAACTTATTTCAAATAGTAAATTAATATGTATGTATTATAAAGTTAAAAAAATGAAACGGTTTTTCAATTACTTTCAATAGCATAATACCAAACGAATAACGAATACGTAACAAAACGATGATGTCTACAATGATGAAGGAACTGGTTAAGAAAGAATGGGCAAGTTTATGCGAGGTTTTGAAGAGCAAGATGGATGAAACGTATTGTCCATATCGTTCTATCTTGTGTGGATCATGGTGCAATCCATATGCGATAGATACCCTGCCAGACGAAGAATTAGGATTGGGTATGTGCGATGAAGTAATTTATACTATAACAGAGAACGGGAACTATCGTGACGAAACCGAAAATACTCATTATGGGTCTTGTAAAGTGGATATGATGAAACCACGCTGGAAGTATATGGCGGACAACGAGTATGTTATCAAAGAGGTAATTGAATTTGAATTGGACAACTGTATGTTTGTTAGATTAGTATTGTTTCAACCATATCCATACGATTCTCCTCCCACCGATATGTCACGGATTGAATTTGCATTTGGTAAAATGACATTTGGTGTAAGTTATATCCTACCATGGCATGTATGGGAACAACATCGTGAAGAAATTGAAACCATATTTAAAGATTCTGTAGTTATTCTGTTGAAACCATCCAATATGACATACGAAGACCTATGGGAAAATATGAGCATATTGGCATGAATCGTATCCAATTCATTAATTATATAAAATACTCCGTTGAAAAATATTCATTTTTTTGTTTATGTTATGCAAAGGTTTAAATATACCACTGGTAGTTAACTAATTATAATAATGGGTATTCCAAGTTATTTTAAACACGTTATCTGTAAATATAAACACATTATTAATGAACATGACAATCAAGTGATAGATAATTTGTACATGGACGCTCAATCTATCATATATGATGCTGTCACGGAAGTCAATAGTAAAACATCTCTAGATATGGATAGGGACATTATAGATACTGTTATTGTAAAAATAGGAAATTACATTAACAGTATTTCTCCACAAAAGAAAGTATACATTGCGTTTGATGGTGTTGCCCCCGTTGCAAAAATGAACCAACAACGATCAAGACGTTACAAAGGACACCTTGAAAAACAACTATTCAAGAAGTTAGGATTGAATATAGAAGAAAGCTGGAATACCGCAACGTTGACTCCTGGAACAGATTTTATGAGACGACTTGGAAAGGATATACATAAGGCATTTAGTAACCCTAGAAAGTATGGAGTACAGGAGGTATTGATCAGTGCTTCAGACGAAGCAGGGGAGGGGGAACATAAAATTTATGAATACATAAGAACTACCTCATCCTATCATAAAAACACCATAACAGCAATATACGGACTAGATGCAGATCTAATTATGCTATCATTACATCATATAAAATATACGAAGAATATCTTTTTATTTAGGGAAACTCCTCATTTTATAAAATCCATTGACCATAGTTTGACGCCAGGAAAACAATACATATTAGATATTACAAACATGTCCAATGCCATTATACAAGAACTAAATAGTGATAATAAATACTCATACAATGAAGATAATAATCAGTGTATCCATGATTATATATTTATATGTTTTTTATTAGGAAATGATTTTCTTCCACATTTCCCATCGTTAAACATTAGGACTGATGGAATAACCAGAATTACCAGTGCGTATAAAGAAACATTGAAACGTTGTGGTAATATTACCAATAATAATGGTATCATATGGAAACATTTTAAAATATTTATTACATTACTATCTGATCAAGAAGAAACCTATTTTAAAAAGGAAGACATTATTCGTGAAAAACAATCAAGATCAGCTTCACTAGCTATGTCACAAGATAATCCTATCGTTCACGCCGTAATGAACATACCTATAAAAGATCGTAGTAAAGAAATATACATAAATCCGAATGAAGATGGTTGGAAAGAAAGATACTATGTATCATTGTTTGATAGTTGTAGGGAGGATGATTTTTGTAAACAAGTATCTACAAATTATCTTGAAGGATTAGAATGGACATATAAATATTATACACTTGGATGTCCAGATTGGCTATGGTATTACAAATACAATTATCCGCCGTTGTTATGCGATTTAAAGAGATATATTCCTATAGAGAAAGAATACCAATGGATAAAGAACAATAGTTCAAAACCTATTCATCCAACCATACAATTAGTGTATGTATTGCCACCCGATTTTATAGACTTACTTCCGTTGGACGTTCGCATTACGATTGAGAAAGACCTACCAAAATGGTTAACCAATGATAAAGAGGTAATTATAGAATATGCTTACTGTAGATATTTGTGGGAAGCACACATAGATCTTCCTGGTATGGATATACATACCATACAATCTGTATTGCCAATATACGAAGATTAGAAAAAATAGATATAAACATAGTAATAGAATATGGTATAACATGGACATGTGTGCTATTAAACAATGGCAAACGGATGTAGAGAACGGAGTTCTTATCGTTAAATTTTCAGCAGAATGGTGTGGTCCATGTAAAAAGGTATCACCTCTATGGACAAGGTATTCCAATAGTTGTCCAGTCAACGTAATCATGACAGAAGTGGATATAGATGAAAGTCTAGATATGTATATGTTTATGAAAAAAAAACGCATGTTGAAAGGGGTACCGACTATTATGTCATGGTATTCTTCACCTGACCGTGACGAAGAGACATGGTACATTCCGGAAGACAGTGTAACAGGATTTGATGAAAAAGCTATTCCAGATTTTTTTGATCGTTGTTTTTCAAAAGCAAAAGCGTTAAAGTAAACCATTAATAATATTATTATTATGTATATAATCTGTAATAGGATGTCAGAAGTAGATCTGAATATAGCGAATTATAGTTTGAGTGACTTATTAAAATTATTTAAGTTAGACCATGGATTAAATGAAGAGGGTATGAAACAAGCGAAACGACAGGTACTTATGATGCATCCAGATAAATCCAATTTAAATAAAGAATATTTTTTGTTTTTTTCATCGGCATATAAATTGTTGTATAAAGTATATGAATTTCATAAGAGACATACTGAGGACACTTCCTTAAACCGCTATTATACGAGTGTAGATATGGATGAACATCAACCACAAAGAGCCTTATGGAAGGAACTTTCTCAACAAGAGGATTTTAACGATGTATTCAACGAAATGTTTGACAAGTTAATGTTGACAGAGAGTAAAAACAATGGATATGGTGATTGGTTAAAGGCACGAGAAGATTTTGTGGAAGCAAAAACCGTAGAAGAAATGAACACCTATATTGGTGAAAAAAAGAAAATGTTATCTTCTATTGTTGTATTCAATGAGATAACGGATATGAATGCTAGAACTGGAGGTTCCATGTTAATAGACGAGGAAGATAATAATAATTATCAATCATGTGTGTTTTCCATGTTACCATATGATGATCTCAAACATGCATATACCGAAAGTGTAGTACCTGTTACAGAGGAGGTATATTTGAAACGAACAAAATATACTGGTGTAGACCATTTACAAAGAACCCGACAAAAAGAACTAGAGGAATCTATAGTAGAGACAAATCACCATGATAGATTACAAGAACAACGAGCGAAAGAAAATAGGTATGATATGGAAAGAGCGTATTCTTTGGCGAAACAAGATGAACATATACAAAAACATACCAATGAAATCGCCTCCGCCTTATTACGAATTACAAAGTAGTGTAAAAAAATGTATAAGACTATATATATGGATTATTCCAAATATATAGTGAGTGCTGGAATGATGTTATCCGTATTAATGATATATCAAAAATATAAAAGTGCAGATGAAGCAGACGATGATTACAGAAACTATAACATAGTGAAACGATACCTTGTGAATGATTCTTCTTTAGCGAAGAGCGATTTGCCTATATTATGGATATATATGGAATATCCGAAAAATTCCAGATGGTGGGATAGTTTTTATTCAAGAAACAGCAATGATTTAAACCAACCCTATTTATATTTGACCATTAAATCCATCATAGATAAATGTGGTAGTCATTTTAATGTATGTTTGATTGACGACGACAGCATGATTAATATCATACCAGGTTGGAATATAGAGATTCACAAAACCTCGGATCCAGTACGTAGTAAACTTCGTGACTTAGCGAGAGCATATATACTCAAATTTTATGGTGGGATGTTTATACCTCCATCTTTTTTGTGTTTGAAAAACTTGTCCAATATGTATTATTCTAACATTTATGGAGGTAAACTATTTGTAGGTGAATTTCAAAATGAAAATATTACAAGTACACATGAAAGTGTATGTGTAAATAGTAGGTTAATGGGTGCCGAAAAAAACAATAGTACCATAGATGAGTATATTCAATATCTCCAACATATAATATCTAGTGATTATTCGGAAGAGAGTCGTTTTGAAGGACATTCAGATCGTTGGTTATATGAAAAATATACGACAGGGTGTATAAATGTTGTCTATGCAAAACAACTTGGAACAAAAGACAATGGAGACAAGGACGTTATATTAGACGATTTAATTGGGAATTCATATATTGATTTTGATCCTACAGCATTTGGGGTATATTTCCCTCAATCCCAATTATTGAACCGAACTACATACCAATGGTTTGTTAGATTAAATGCGAAACAAGTCATGGAGAGTGATACTATAATGGGTAAGTTACTTCTTACAAATTGTTCGCAGTAACAGACATAGATAGCATAGAAACCATGTTATTTGTAAAGAAAATCAATTCAATTTCGTCTTCATGTACATTGTGAAAAATGGTAATGTATTTACAGATATACGGCAATATATTATATTTTTGATCTTCTGTTAGTAGGTCAGTATATTTAATATACGTGAATAAACAATCAAGAATGTCTGTTACAGAATAACCTTTTTGAATGAATTCTTTTACAATGTCAATAGCACGGAGTAGCTCACCTTGAATACATGCGTGAGTATATGTATCAAGTTCATTATATGATATATTAGTACACAGTTGACTAGCAAGTTCTATATCAATAGGTTTTCTCATAAGAGAAAACTTTTCAAGATAATTAATTAATATTCGTATAGAACCGTTACAAACAAGTACTATAAAAGATATAACTGATTTATCCATACAAATGTTTTCTTTAGTGGTAATATATTTTGCTATACTGGTTAATTCTACTGTGGTAGGTGGTGGGATTCTTATAATATCCATTCTAGATTGCAAACTATCAATCACCTTTTCCACGTTTGTACAAGACGCAACAAAACATACATTATGACTGTATTTATCCATACAATTTCTAAATACTTGCTGGCTTTGTTCGTTTATAATATCAATATCATCTAACAAAACTATTTTTCGTTTATGTGGAATAATAGAAGAGGTTTGACAAAAACTGCGAGCATCGTTTCTGTAATATGAAATACCTTGTTCTTTAAGAATATTAATAGATAATATATTTTCATGATTTTCTACGTCAATATGCGTGCCATAATATTCCGTGATAATAGTTTGTATCAAGGATGTTTTACCTGTGCCAGAATTACCTGTCAATAAAAGGTTAAGATTTTCTGTAGTAATACACGTCTCTAATACTTTATGTAATTCTGTCTTCATATTGAAGTCGTACAATTTTTTGGGACGATATTTATATGTGAACGTATCTTTTACCATTAATGTATATACGTAAATATGAATATAAGTTTATGTTGTTTAAATTGTAGTATACTAATGTCCTACTACGACATTTTAGAAGTAGATAAACATTCTACAAAAGAGGAAATAAAAAAACAATATAGAAAATTATCATTAAAATATCATCCTGACAGAAATGGAAACAGTGAAGAATCCAACCAACAATTTCAAAACATACATGATGCATATTGTAAACTATTAGAACAAGAACCTCCTAATTCATTAATCATAGACCACGTCACTACACCATTCCAACCAAAAGATCCGCTAATACCTAATATTATTCTAACAGTTAATATTACATTGGAACAGTCTTTTACAGGGTGTATGCTTCCTGTAGAAATAGAACGGTGGGTGGTAGAAGGACATACTAAATGCTATGAAAAAGAAACCATTTATGTAGATTTGTATAAAGGGATTGATACAAATGAAGTAATTCATTGTAAAGAGAAAGGGAATGTATTAAACCACACCTTTGGAGATGTTAAAATTAAAGTACATATCATTCCACATAAGGATTTTTCAAGAAAGGGATTAGATCTAATATATAGTAAAACGATTACATTGAAAGAATCATTGTGTGGTTTAAGTTTTCATATGGTACATTTAACTGGTAAGAAATATATTATAAACAGTACAGAGGACAATACGATTATAACTCCCTCTTTCAATAAAGTAATAAAATGTCTAGGCATGATACGTAACGAACATCATGGGAATCTTATAATACAATTTAATATTCTTTTTCCAGAGATGCTTACACCTGGACAAATAGAAACCATAAAACAATGTTTATAACTAATACATTATTATATATAACATTATTATATATAATGCAAAAATATAAAGAAATAAAACACGGCAAACGATTTACTGAAAATGGGTGGATAAGACTAAATATAAATGGTGATCCATATGATCTAGGTTATTCACATGGGTATTTATTAGCAGAAGAACTGAAACAGGTGGTTCGTGTATTAAAGTTTATTACCCCTAACGAATGTGGATACTCCTTTGAATTACTGAAACAAATCATGTATGATTTACTTTCTCCAATTGTAAAAGAACGGTATCCAGATATATTTATAGAAATGCAAGGCATACAGGAAGGTGCGATGAAAGCTGGATTTAAAGAAATACAATTAGAAGATATATTTTTTTGGAATTGTTGGGTTTCTGTAGAAAGTTTACTTTCGTATCTACCTGAATTAATAGAACAAAATACTATTTTGAAGAATAAATACAAAGATACATTTCATAAAGGACTACCAAAGACAGGTGGTGCTAAAGATAAATGTACAGCTTTTATGGCAGTAGGAGACTGGACAAAAGACGGTAAAATAGTGTGTGCTCATAATACATTTGACAATTATGTGGATTCGCAATTTGACAACGTATTGGTATGTATTCAACCAACCAAAGGAAATTCGTTTATTATGCAATGTGCTCCTGGCTTAGTGTCTAGTGGAACTGATTATTATGTTACCTCCAACGGGTTTATAGTAACAGAAACCACTATAGGAGGATTCACCAAGTATGCGTTGAACGACCCAATCTTTTGTAGGATACGCAAAGCGGTACAATATTCGCAAACGCTAGACGATTTTGTGGTTATATTAACCGATGGCAATAGCGGAGATTATGCAAATTCATGGCTTATTGGTGATACAAAGAAAAACGAAATTATGCGGATTGAACTAGGATTATCTTATGTAAATGTTGAAAAAAAGAAAAATGGATATTTTATAGGATTTAACGCACCGTATGATGACCGTATTAGAAATTTAGAATGTGTAAATACAGGATTTTATGATATTAGACGCCATCAAGGCGCACGCCGTGTACGTTTAGAACAATGTATGAAGCAATACAAGGGCAGACTAGATATAGAGTGTGGGAAAACTATATTAGCCGATCATTATGATGTGTATTTAAATAAAATAAACCCGTGTTCCAGAACATGTTGTACACATTATGATTTGGATCAGCGTGAATTTATGTCACAGGAGAACCGCCCAGTTCCTTATCAACCGAGAGGAGCGGTAGATGGTATTGTAACTGATACAGAACATGCGAAACGCATGGGATTACATGCTAGATGGGGGTCTTCATGTGGTATACCATTTATAGCACGTGAATTTTGCGACAAACATATTCAATGGGCAGATCATAGTCCATATTTGTGTGACCGACCAAGAGAAGATTGGACACTTTTCGCTTGTAAGCATATAAAAAAGAAAACAAATAAACATACTACACGTAAACATAAAATATAATATATATCATTATCATTGCTAGAAAAACAAACCATATGATGTAAACAAATATCAAAAAAATGATATTTTTATTACAATATGTGACTGGCTGATACAAAGTCTAGATATAACTGTATGAATGTAACATACGATTCTTCCCAGTTAGAAAGGATGGATACATATATCAAAACGGTAAGTGGTGATACATTAACACTGGACACTGAGTTATTACAAGAGGGATTGTCTCATAACGCAGAAGAGATATTTAATATAGCAAACCGTTACTTTGGCGCCTCACAAATACCTAAAGCGATACAATTACATACGAGACGTATTCATATGGGTGGATGGGATCAAGAGATTTTTATGAGTATCTATAATTTAGGATTGTGTTATAAGCGTACTGGAAACATCTCTCAATTTATTAGCACCATGTTAGATGCGTGGAATTATAGAGCTACCAGAGTAGAACCACTATTTCAGCTCATTGATTATTATACACATAATCGTTCGTATCTATTAGCACAATTATATTATGATAAAGCAATAACAATTCCTTTGTCAGACGACGTATTATGTATAGAAGAAGGGATGTATGGTCACAAACTAGACTATTTGTATACCTTGTTTGCGTATTACTGTAACATTACAAAAGAGGTGTATAAATCATTTGCACGCATATTTAATTGTCCACAATATAGAATAGAAAATATATTGAGAAATTATAAATGTTATGTTCCGATACTCAATACACAAACGTCCATTGACATTGGACGTTTCTGTGATTTAAGGTTAGAAGAGGTTACAAATCCAACCATAATAGAAGACGCGAATGGGTATCTAGTAAATATATGTGTTCACAAAAAAAACAACCCCTCCGTAGCAATACATAAGTGTTTGTCCATGGATAAAGAGTTTAACATAATATCTACACATACATTTGATTATACAAGTGATGTAAAATGTCTGAGTTTAACCCGAAAAGAAGGACGTATCTGGTTTATAGATGAGATAAATAGTTCAAATGATTATAAAACCATTCAATATGGAGAATATAATAACACGCTACGTACATTAATGCCTATGAAATATATACAATATACTGGTAAAACCTTGACGGCTATCCCATATTCAGATTCCATTATTGATAATTGGTATCCATTGTCTATATGTAATATTGTTAAAACAGAAGAGAACAATTATAAAACGGTTAAACATATAGAGAAAAAAATGCCGTACATGTTTTCTCATGTCAAAGGGAAAACATGTGGTTGTAGGTATAAAGACGAATTATGGTTTGTGGTTCAATATATATATAGTTTTCAAAATGATCCAGCTTATTATTTCATTAGCATAGTAGTAATGGATACTCAATATAACTTTAAATGGACAAGTTATCCCTTCAAATTGAATAGTGCTTCAATAGGAAGTTGTCTAGGAATTATAGTAAATGAAGAAACTATAATATTATCACACAGCAAATCATATATTTATGTATTAAATAAAGACGTATTTATACACGACTTAAAAATGTTGTCATAATATATACAATGGAAACCATAGCATTTTTGATTCCTACTACAAGTAGACATAACACATGGGAAACCTTGTCCGAGTGTTGTTTATGTACATCTAGCATTTTATCCTCCTCTAAAACCGTTTCTAAAAAGTATCATTATAAATTTTATATAGGGATAGATGAAGATGATAGGTTTTTCAATAATAACAACCGAAAAATAGAATTATGTAATTATATTAAAATGAAATTCCCTTCTGTTAATTGTGCCATTGTACGTATGCAAGGGATAGAGTCAGGATATTTAACAAAAATGTGGAATATATTATTTAAAAAAGCATATAACGATGGATGTGATTATTTTTTTCAATGTGGAGATGATATTGTTTTTAAATCAAATGGATGGGACCATGCCTGTGTAGAGCAATTAAAGAAACAAAGAAACATTGGAGTAGTAGGACCAAATACAAATCATGTGTCGCTTTTGACCCAAACCATGGTATCACGAAAACATATGGATATATTTGGGGTATATTTTCCAGAAAAAATATGGAACTGGTGTTGTGATGATTGGATATGTGAAGTTTATTCACCGCACTATAAAAAAAGAATAAATGAACAGTATTGTAAAAATGCTGGAGGGAAACGCAGATATAATATTAATGGAGATGAACATTTTCGTATGACGATAGAATTATCAAAATTACGACGTACATGTAATGATCTTGTGAAAGAGGGACAAATATCTTTGAACGCATACCTAGAAAAAGTAAAGTGATTATTTATTTTTCTTATAACATACTAGTAATGCACATTAAAGACCTCTTAAAACATGAAGAAAAATGGTGCAACAAGATGGGTTACAGAAACCCATATCTAGATCCATATACACATCATATTACAAGTTCTACTGTTACAGGGGATCATTCTGCTTACAGAAGGTTTCCTGAAAACAGGCGTGTATACGATAAACTGTGGGTAGCAAAAACACAACACTTAAAATGTGGTCGGTTAGAAGAGTTAAAAGGTATAGAAACGAGTATATCTTACCCTATATTTATAAAACCAAGATGGGGGCATTTAAGCGCTGCTTCCAAAAATTGTTATAAAATTACTTCATACGCACAACTTAGTAAATATTTAGATTATCCTGATATGATGTGGTCAGAGTTTATAGACGGAACAGAAGGAATGACTGATTTTTTGATGTTAAATGGGCGGATTGTTTGGAAAATTACATATAATTATTCTGAACAGCAAAATGGATTTACAGATGTATACAAATATATAAGTCCTCATACACCAACACCCTGTTGTATAGAGCAATGGGCGAGAGATAACGTTGAAATACATACCGGATTTTTAAATATTCAATATAGGAAAAATAAAATTATTGAAGTTGGTCTTCGTCCAGCGAGAAGTGGAATGTATATTATTGGTGCAGATTGTCCTGCGTTGTCGAAAAATATATATAATGTGATAGACCGTCATTTTTGGGATGAATCACTGGAACCTGATATGATTTTTGAACCATATTATGTGTATAAGTGCTATACACGCATCCCAATAATATATTTGTGGCCACAAAAAATAGTGGACGTATTGATCCCGTCCATAACAGATATGCCGTTGTATGAATACTATTTTGAACCAGTGAATAATGAAGGGATAGTATTTTTTCAATTTATGCATCGCAATTTTGAATCTGGAATGAAAGCGAAACGTCTAATAGAAGTATTATTTGGTATGACACAGTTGATATTTATACTTTTATTTTGTATGATACTGTATAAGGTATTCCGACGGGAATGGTATTCGGCATTCTTGTGGATGATCGGTTCGTTTCTATTATGGGCGACCCGTTTCTTAAATCCAATGTATGTCAATTATAACAATTATAAAGCGTATATGCAAATGATACAAGGAAAGCATTCATTGACCTCTCAAAAAGAATTTGATATGGTTACCGAGAAAATAAAAAAAAATGTGAATCCATATAATTATGCAGATGAATTAAGTTAAGTTAATTATTTTTAACTTCTTCTTTTTTTAGTATAACTACAACAATAACACGTTTTACATTTTTTTTCTACCCAATCCTTCGTAGGCTGAATTCCGTAAAAGGGTGTGACTGGAATGGAAAGACAGTTTAATTGAGGGGTACTTTGTATATAATTTTTCTATTGCCTGTTCTTTCATTTTGGCTTCAATCATAATATCAATATGAACACCATATGTATGGGGTATTTCTAATAAATATTCAGGTATAGTTTCTATAAAATCGCTATGGTGTCCAGTACGTCCTGATCCTTGTTCGCTTACATGAAACGTTGGTTTCATGCCACGCCGTTTCCAAGTGTTTAAAATATCAGGAATATACTGATCCGCTGGTTTGAATGATTCGGCTGGATGTAATTTACAATAACACGCATAGTGATGTGTATCAAATACAACCGGAATATTTACAATATTTGAAATATGTAAACAGTCTTCTATAGAGAAGCTTTTTTCACAGTTTTCAAGAACAAGGTATTTTCTTACATCTTCATCTAACTTATAATATTGTTCACACCACCTTTTAATGGTATTTTCCTTATCTCCATATACCCCTCCTCCGTGAACCACGATTACAGGACTTAATTCATCTATGTCACATAGTCTCACTACATCTGCATGGTATTTTAAATCATGACACGTTTGAATAAAACATTTTTCATTAGGTGTCCCAACTACATTGTATTGTCCAGGATGAAAGGTGAGTCGTTGACGGTATAATTTCGCTCGTTTACCAATCTCAACAAGTAACGGTTCTGCAAAGTCAAACGTATAGTCTTTTACTTTTGGATTGGATTTATGTGGAAATAATTCACTGCTTAACCGTAATACTTTTATTCCATTCGCTTCATTCCAATCCATCATGGTAAGTACATCCATCAGATTTTGTGTTATTTTTTCTTTAAGAACATGAATTCCTTTTTCTTCAACTGAACGAATGATCATTTTGCGTGATGCAAAAACTGGTGGTTTTTGTGCTCGTAATTTTGTATTGATACAACATAGCCCCAATTGAACTGGTTTGTTTTCACTATACATAGTTAAATGTTATGTATAGTGAAAAAACGAATCTATAATGGATCATTTTTTTGTAATATGAATACTTATTCACCGCCTCTCAACCGCAATACTAAATGTAGGGTGGATTCTTTTTGTACGTTATAATCACTAAGCGTTCGGTTATCTTCCAATTGCTTGCCTGCAAAAATAAGACGCTGTTGATCTGGGGGAATACCTTCTTTATCTTGTATCTTTTGTTTTATATTTTCAATCGTGTCGCTTGGTTCAACCTCAAGAGTAATAGTTTTGCCGGTAAGAGTTTTTACAAAGATTTGCATGATATACATTAATAGATATATTAATTGTTTATATCTATTCAATTTAAAAAACATTATATCTCTTGTACCATTTTATTCCTTCAATAAGTATCTATTGAATGCCCAGTCATCCATTTTTATGGGGTCTTTTTTTAGCTTTAATTCCTTTGCTATTCTAAAAATATCCGATAAATATTTATCATTGTAATCACGAATGATGTTTTGAAATCCGTATTGAACTAGAGTATCAATGAGTGTCGGCAATATGGCTTCAAACTCTTTGTCTGATAATTGTTGATTTAGTTTTGGTTTGTTTAGGTATTGATATATATCCATGACTTGTATGATATATACTATTAACTACAATGCGTGTTCAATTTTATAACTAAGATATATTATAATATAATATATATTTATATTATATAATGGATGCTGAAATAAGGAAAATACATGTTTTATACACCAATGCGTTAAATAGATTAATCACTTTCGCAAACAATACCATTCGTAATATTAATACAATGAGAATGAATAATAACACAAAGCGATATTACATTAGGTATATTATCCGTTGGTTCAATCAACAAAAAGAAATTCTGAATAAAAAAAGAGAATCCGATATTAAAGCCATTCAGAATAATTTTTCTCAACCAACACTCACTCATGGTAAAAAAGCACTTCTAGTAGGTATTAATTATGTGAATACTTCTAGTGAGTTAAGAGGATGCGTAAATGACGTAAACGATTTAAAACAATTGTTAACTGCAAAATATAATTACAGTCGCTCTAATATAGTAACATTGACGGATTCGCAAGCAACAAAACAAAATGTTTTGTCTCAACTCACCAAATTATTGAAATCAGGTAATAGTGGAGACACTTTATTTTTTAGTTTTAGCGGTCATGGATATTTCAAAAGAGATTCTTCTAACGACGAAGAAGATGGCAAAGATGAATTATTGATTAGTGTAGATAACCTTGCCATAGTGGACGATGAATTAAAGCATATTATAGATACTCATCTGAAAGCAAATGTTACGTTAATCGCACTTGTGGACACTTGTCATAGTGGCACGATTCTTGATCTACCATATAAATATTATAAAGGACAACCCAAATTGTCTCACAATAGTTTGTCTAATGATACTAAAGGAACAGTAATATGTGTATCGGGTTGTCGTGATGATCAAGTTAGTATGGATGCTTACTTAGAAGGAGATTTTAATGGAGCAATGACGTTTCATTTCGTTGAGTTATTAAATGAGTCGAATTCATTGACATGGAAAGCGTGCATTGAACAATTACAAGATAAATTAAAAAAAGATAAATTTACCCAAGTCCCACAAATGACTTGTGGGAAGAATATTGATTTGAATAATGTATATGTGAAATTATAGATAATTAATCTAGACTATGTTTCAAATTTTCAGGTTTTGTTTTTTTCACCACAAAATGTCCTGATTGTATTTTATATTTATTTTCAGTTGGAATATCACTATGTATACATGGTCCACAGTTATCAATATTTGCCAAATCAATCCTTTTTTGTAAATCAAAACTTGAATATACAGTGCTCCATCGTCCTAATGGATTTTTACTAGTATTTACTATACTACCAAACAAATATTTCATCATGTTATATACATATATTAGCTAATATATTTATATATATTTGTATATTATTTATGAATTAAACAACCTCGCCATATTTTCAACTTCAGGTTTGGTTGTAGTATTTTGGAACATATTATAAATAATATTGTCGTTTCTAAACCGCAGAGAATAGTCGTGTTGTAATTTATTTCTTCCTACACGCCCCATAGCTTGAATCGCTTTTTCTTGACTAATGTATTCTAGGTCGGTTGAAATATATCCGTGACAAAACTGATAGTTTGTACCATAGATAAAGTCTGTAGAGGCTATGATCAAATATAATTTTTGTTCACGTGCCAGTTGTTTCATAAATTCCATATACCTAACACTTTTATGTAATACAAATACACCTATACCCATTAACAGTAAGAGCTTCCATTGATCTTCTATATCATCTATCAACATGATGTACTCCACGTCCTCTTCGGTGATACATGGTTTGAATACTCTCTTGCGAACCTCCTCACTCGCATCGTGTAGGTTTAAATGCTCGTACATGTTAGGAACATATCGTTCTGGAAGAGATATTGTCATTATACATTTTTGTAATTCTTTAATGTCATTGCGGAGTTTTTTAACTTCTGGTGTGCCACGATGTATATCTGCTAGTTTTTTATCGTTTCCAGATTCTTGGTCTTTGGCTGTAAGATCTTCTAATGTTTTTTCTTTGATCGCAATTTTACTAGTTACTAGAGAATTAAATTGTATTTTTTTGTATATATTAGCAATGACTTCTTGTGGAATATTTGCACGCTGAAGACAAAACAATCCTATTTTCTCAACGTCATTTGCTAAGAATATAGTTGGTCCATCTGTTAGCGTCTGTGCATCACTTGTGGTGACAAGTATGTTAGAAGCATGTTTTCTATTTCGTCTAAGAAGACATTTATCACGAATTTCTGTCCAATGATCTGGATGAATATTTTTTAAAAGATTCAAATAATATTGTTTAACTGTATACATATCAATGCTTTCTACAGTACGAAATTGTTCGTCAATATTCAATCCATCATGTAAGATCGTTTGAGGATAGTCTTCGTGGATCGTCTCAATACATACACTACATGCATCCAAATCAATGTATCTGAGTAGGGTTGGGTGTTGTAAACAATATTCCGCACACGTTTTCACCTTAGCATAGTCTTCATACATGTAATGTGGTGCTTCTACGAAGCCCGCTTTGTTGATCAAGGGTATGGTTTTTTTACAATCATAACTAATAATAGAGGTGACTTCCGCATGTTCAAACTTTGACATGAAATCCCGAATAGTTGGCATCATGTCGTTCTCTTGTGGTAACGTGGCGGAAGACAATACAACGTTTGGAATGATATTGTCACGCCAATTGGTGTGAATGTATGTGTGGCATGGATGGTCTGTGTAATCCAAAGATATGGTTGGTTCATCCCAATACATAACCACTTGCTCGGGCGTATTAAAAGCACACATATAATGCATGGCTGGAATATAGGATTGAATATCGCAAATAATGATTTCAACACATTCTCCTACAGAGTTATCTACCTTTCGTATAGCACCACTACGCCAATCCTTTGTATAATCCTTTGCTGCATTATAATGTAACCGAATATCTTCTGCGTCATTACATCCAAAAGCAAACGCCACCTTGTTTCCCGCACTAATGGCATAATTTGCCAAAGCTAATCCAACGTGTCTTGCCGCACATACAAATATCACTTTAAAATGTTGTGCGAGACCAAGCGGTGTGAGTGTCTTTCCAGTACCTGTAGGAGCAATATATAACACCAGCTGTGGTTTATCTCCTGCGTATTTGAATTGTGTAAATATTTTTTTTTGATGATCATATAGTTGTTCATCTGCATATTTTAACAAGTAAGGGTTTTCTTCTATAATCTCTTTGGAGCGATACACTACCTGTCTCATATTACATTCTTGGACAAGCACTTTACAAATATAAATAAGTTTGGCATACAATATCTGATTACAGGTAACTACGTTATAGGTCAACAATCGTTTCATCGTGTACAGTCCAACTACCCATGAGGTGTCGCCTTTTTCTCTAGATTTCAAACACGTTCTGAGTACGTCTAATAATATAAATTCAAATAGTTTGTCTTTGGTTTGTTTTAATTGAGAATCGGTGTTTCCAAAACGAATACGGTCTACCGAACGAATATGATGCTTTCCTTCTGTTACAACTGTATACTCCAAAGGACGTTTTATAGAAATATCTAATATAGCATTGAATTCTGTTTGAATATAATGAGTAAATACATATGTTTCTATTTCAACCGAAGAAGGTACTTTTAATAATAGAAGAATAGTCAGTGTATTGTTTCTTTTTAATTGAACATTGGAGAATCCTTCTTTGATTAATTGAACGACTTGTAATTCACTTTTTGTGATAGGTTTTTCAATGCTGTTCCACTCATCACGGGTTAGTTTACGTTGGTACAGATCCATCAGGGATTAGTTGTATCAGGGATTAGTTGTATCAGGGATTAGTTGTATGTAAGTTATATATATTACATTTAATCATTTCAACTTTTTCATAAATACTTTCCGGTCCATATCATATAACTCAAGAATATACCGAAAAAATTCTTTGCAAACAGGTCTAATATATTGTATAAGGAATTCTTTAAATAATATGGTAGAACGGCAACTACACCGTATAGTGACCAAAACAAGAAAAAATACCAAAATAACGATGCCCCCTTTTCGCTATAATAATTCTCATATATCAAGTAATAAAACAAGAGGAAAGGTATAAATCCTATTACTACACCTGTCAGGACTGGTATTATTCTCATTTCTCCTAGATAACCAAAGACCAACATCATCCAATTCAATATTAGTACGGGTAGGATAACACCAGAATGTTGTTTGGCAAGTGTAAATAATTCTAGATCAGTGTTATCCTTTTCTTTCACGTCTATATATATTAAATACAATATCAACGTGACAAGCATCGTTGGTGTAGTAATGACCCAATCCATATATCTCTTAGGAGTAATGTTTGCTACTTTATTGAAATTATAGGCTAACCAATAATAAAATCCTCCTTCTATCGTTTGAACAATGACTTCTAACCACAAGAGTTGTCTCATCAACGAAAAATCGGATGGTACTTTTACAAAAAGTGTAGCTAATTCTATAACTCCTGTTATGATTTGAACCACAATAGATATCACCAATGTGATATAAAATAACTTTTTTGTGTTCATGTATATTAACTATAAAGACAAAAAATTGATATAGGAAATTATAGATATATAATGTCATACACATAACACTACAATGCCTATTCTAGCAACTATTCAAGGCAATATTGGTGGCGGTAAATCCACCTTAGTAGAATATTTACGTTCAAAGTACATTGAGAATGACAACCTTAAGATTTGCTTTTTACAAGAACCAGTAGACGAATGGAATACGATTAAGGATATGGATGGGACAACCATGTTGGAACTATTCTATAGCGACCAACCACAATATGCATTCGCATTTCAGATGATGGCGTATATATCACGCCTAGCGTTGCTTAAACGTACTATGAAGCAGGGATATGACATAATCATCTCTGAACGCAGCTTAGACACAGATAGACATATCTTTGCAAAGATGTTATACGACGATGGTAAAATAAAGGATGTAGAATATCAAATCTATTTAAAATGGTTTGACGAATTTAAAACACAATTTCCTGAAGAACAAGTTATTTATATTAAAACCAGCCCAGAAATCGCACATACACGTGTAGAAAAAAGATCACGCAAAGGAGAAACTATTCCAATAGAATATATGCATAAATGTCACGATTACCATGAGGAATGGATTAAAACCTTCGAACCTAAACATCTATGTATTATTGATGGGAACATTGACATAACGAAACAACCAGAGACATTTGAAATTTGGGAACGCCAAATTAATGACTTCCTAATGAATCAATAATTTATTGAAAATTTGTTTACCTTTAAATCTAAGAATATCCATTTCTTTTTTTGTGGTAGGAAAATTGTCTTCGCCATAAATATCTTGTAACAAAAGCCATTCAAATAATCCACCAGGATATACCAATACATTAGAAAATCCTAATTTTATTAATTGATTATATTTAACAACGATCATCTCATCACAAGCATTCATGCCGTACAAAACAATTCGTGTTTCCATATTTTTTCTAAGAACATTATTTAATATATCGGTTTCTTTGTCTGCTTGAACGGTGTGTAATATCAAACACTGCTGTTTGGTATGGTCAAGTGTATTTATTATAATTGAATCAGGAGTATTCAATATAGATTGCATGTCTTCAAAATTTATTTTTTTAATAGAAGAACTGTTATTTCCCATATGTAATTTACATAGTACAATATTTAAATTACAGATTTCTAATTAAATTTAACCACTATTCTAACTTCTTCCCGATGAATAGATTTGGTAGCCGACACAGACAATTCTTCACGTTTCTTTCTCGTTTTGGTAGAAGACACTACCTGTTTCACACGTTTGGATGTGCTATTTCTACTGTTCATATCTGTTTCTATGTCAGAATAGTGGGTTTTAATATATTCAATTACGTCATTTTCAAACGCCCATTTGAAAAAATTAAGTTGTCCGATGGTGGTTTGAATATAATGTTCATCCTTGTATGGAACACTGATCCGATCCCAACGACAAAACGGATCAAACCTTTTTTTAGAGTAGGCACGAAGTTTAAGTTTATAATCTACATATACTTTGAATCTAAGGTCATTTTTCGTGGAAAACGTTACATAATATTGTTTTGAGTAATTGGTAACAAACCAATCTACTATTCTAAGGGAAATACTGGATTGTCCGTTTATAATCGTTAGCATTTCGTGTAAATTATCCTCTTTGTTATAAAAATCCAATAAATTGGTCAATAACAGACTATTTTGTGTTTGATGTGCATTCATAATATAATTAATTTACAATAGGGAGTATGTTTTAAATACTAATTCGGGTTTTCTATATGTGAAGATTTTGGTCTAAGATATTGATCCTGTATAGTCAAGTCATTCATATAGTCGGCACCTGCGAGGAAAGGATTTTTAGAGGTTTGATGTACTAAATACCTATCGTTTAATTTTCCATTCATTGTATCTCTACGATTGCTATCTTGATCCATGTCTGTGATTTCCATTGCATTATTGTTAAAATGACCACTTTCCTGTAAAGCAAGATCATTTGGAGATACTTTAATTACACTTCTTTCTGCTGGTTCTCCTGATCGCCATACATAACTAGTCATTAATTATATACTAGTAAATAAATTACTTAGTTTGTCTTAATGATTTTCAAATTCTTAGATAAAAAAAATTTATCCTTGTCTATGTTTCTTCTTTTTAAATTACATTGTAAACAAGATATAACAGTATTTGATGCTGTATGACTTAACCGATTATCAATACGATCTAAAGTCCACTGTAATGGATCCCGTACAATACGGTACATTACTTTGACTGAAGTATGACAATAATGACATTGTAAGGAAGAACTTACTAGCTTGTCTATAATCTCTGAAAGGGTGATTAAGGTATCTGAATGATGTAGGTTTTTTCTAATGTCTTGGCTTTTATACCCTGTACGTTTTTGTTCTAATCCTTTTATACAGACTTTTTTATATACATCTTCTTGATCGGTTTCTAATCTCAACAACAAAGATAGGATGTATTCAGGATCCAATTCTTTTTCTAAAGCACCATGTTTTATTCTTTTGTCTTTGGTAAGTGTAACCCTGTCAATATTTTTCTTCCCTTCTATAATTGTTATTTTATGGTTCATACTTGTTAATAACAAAATATATATAAATACTAGTTGTGTGTAAATAGGTTAAAATTAACACTATATAATATATATACAATGTCGCAAGAGGACGGAGAAGGGTGTCAATATCTTAAAAATATTCAATATAAAACCATGTTGATGAACGGTAAAAATACCAATCTATCTAGTACAGGGGATACAGATACGGCTAACATTGATCGGTTGTTAGAAGAAGAGATGAAACAAAATAAAAATCTTTCGTGGCCAAGACTAGACCGCAGTGATAAAATTCTAAAACTACATGATTATGCCGAAAAATATTGCCAAAACAACACACATAATTGTACAGAAGTAAATGCATTAAAAGAATATTTGGTAGTATGTTTGGATCGCAATCGCCTAGAAAAAGTACGTGAAGTTAAATATAATAAAGAAACAGAAGAAATAGAGGCAATTCATTGTTTGTTATACAATAAAACACATAATCGGTTCACATTAAAAAGATGTGAAAAACAAAAATCAACTTTAACCTCACTAAATACAGGCAACCTTACAAGAAAATCCCGCAATACATAATAAATTGAAGTATTTTATATATTATATTTACAATACATAAAATATGGAAACACCTAAAGAAATGTTCCAAGAACAAGACAAATACGATATACTTGACATGATTGGAGAATTAATTGAACCCAACGTAAACGACACTATACTTGCATTTAGCAAGCCATCCTTTCATGATACATTATACACTACAGTATATGATCAATCGATAATCCTTCTGAAAAATATATTTACTGAAGAGGTTATACGTGATGAAATAGAAGAGTTGGTAGTAGAAGCATTAAAGACGTATTTTATGTATATTTGTCCAAAAAGATCATATCGTACTAAAACAGTAAAACATGATCCAAAGGTATGTTTTATTAAACAAACACTGGACTATTTATCCAGTATTCCGCAGCCAGCACAACGCACAGAAGAATGGTACACGTTTCGGCATAATTATTTAACTGCGAGTAGTATATGGAAAGCCTTCTCAACCGAAAGTAACCGAAATCAATTGATCTACTCTAAATGTATCCCTTTAGACACGACCAAATATTCTAAAATTAATTTAGAGTCTCCTATGCATTGGGGACAAAAATATGAAGACGTTTCATTACAATGGTATGAATTGAATTACAACACTAGGGTTAGCGATTTTGGATGTATACCACATAGAGATATACCTTTTGTTGCAGCATCACCTGACGGCATCAATACGGATCCTCATTCGGATAGGTATGGAAGAATGGTAGAAGTTAAAAATATAGTTAATCGGGACATTACCGGTATACCAAAAGAAGAATACTGGATCCAAATGCAAATACAACTGGAAGTATGTAATTTAACCGAATGTGATTTTTTAGAAACAAGATTCAAAGAATACGAGGACCAAGAAGCATTCATAGAAGATGGAAACCGTTATAATATTAGCGAAGATGGAAAACAAAAAGGTATTATGTCTTTGTTCTTAGACAAAGAAGGACAACCTATTTACGAATACGCTCCACTCCATCTAACCGAATCTGTATTTATAACATGGAACGAGGAAATTATGAATAAGCATGAAAACTGGTTAAAACATATATATTGGAAATTAGATGAAGTCAGTGTAGTATTGGTAGTTAAAAATAAAAAATGGTTGGAAGCAGCTAAACCAATTTTAAAAGATATATGGGACATCATTGTGAAAGAGAAAAAAGAAGGGTATGACCACCGATCACCCAAAAAAAGGCAACGTATTAAATCCAAGCCGGAAGTTATGGATCAGAAATGTTTAATTACGATTGATACCAATTAATTTATTGTCATAATATATCATTTTTTTATATTACAAGGTAATGATTTAAATGTTAACACCTATATAGTTCAATGAATGAAGACCAATTGAAAGTCACAAAGCGTAATGGGGTTACTCAAGAAATGTCCTTTGACAAAATTTTAGCAAGGGTTAAAAAATTAAGTGTAAATATTGAACCTAAACTTCAAATCGGATACGCACAATTGGTCATGAAAATTATAGATCAGTTGGTACCAGATATTAAAACAACCACCATTGACGAATTGGTGGCTGCTCAATGTGCGTCAATGAGTACACAAAAACAAGACTATGGACATCTAGCATCTAGAATAGTTGTTTCCAATCACCATAAAAACACGAGTGAATGTTTTTTAACAACTATGCGTATTCTTCATGGTTTTAAAGATGGTAATGGACATGCGTCTCCCTTGATAAGCGAAGAACTAATCTCCATTGTGGAGGAGAACCATGTTTATTTACAATCTGTTTTAGATTATGATCGTGACTATCTGATTGATTATTTTGGTTTTAAAACACTGGAACGTGCATACATGATTAAAGTAAACAACCAAGTGGTGGAAAGACCACAACATATGTGGTTGCGTGTAGCGTTAGGTATTCATCACAAAGATCTGGATAAAGTAGTAGAAACCTATACGCTAATGTCTCAAAAATATTTTATTCATGCAACACCTACACTTTTTAACGCAGGAACCCGTAGACCACAATTAAGTTCGTGTTATCTTGTGGCAATGGAAGAAGATAACATTGACGGTATTTTTAATACGTTAAAAGAATGTGCACAAATAAGCAAATGGGCAGGAGGTATTGGACTACATGTTCATAATATTAGAGCAACGGGCAGTTATATTCGTGGTACGAATGGTTTATCCAACGGGTTGACCCCCTTGTTACAAGTATATAATGCTACGGCACGGTTTGTAGACCAAGGTGGTAAACGTAATGGCAGTTTTGCCATTTATCTGGAGCCATGGCATGGTGATATCGTGGAATGGCTTGATCTTAAAAAAAATCACGGCGATGAAGCGATGAGAGCACGGGATTTGTTTTATGGCTTGTGGGTGCCCGATGCGTTTATGGAAGCAGTAAAGCATAATTTAGACTGGTATTTAATGTGTCCAGATGTGTGCAAAGGATTATCCGATTGTTATGGGGAAGGGTTCATTCTAAAATACAATCAATACATTCATGAAGGAAAATATCTGAAAAAGATGAAGGCACGTGATTTGTGGTTTAAAATTTTGGACAGTCAAATGGAAACGGGGACACCTTATTTGTGTTACAAAGATGCTGCGAATTCAAAGAGCAATCAGCAAAATTTAGGTGTCATTAAATCTTCAAATCTTTGTACAGAAATTATTGAATATAGTGACAAAGATCAAACCGCTGTATGTAATCTCGCAAGTATTGGGTTGCCTATGTTCATCAAAGAGAATAGAGAATTTGATTATGAAAAACTACACGAGGTGACCAAAGTAGTGACCTATAATTTAAACAAGGTCATTGATATAAACTATTATCCTACTGAAAAAACGAAACGGAGTAATCTATTACACCGACCTATCGGAATTGGAGTACAAGGGTTGGCCGACGTATTTGCTATATTGAAACTGCCGTTTTGTAGTATTGAAGCAAAATCATTGAATAAAATGATATTTGAAACCATATATCATGCTGCAATGGAAACCTCTTTGGAGATGTCCATTGCTCGTTCAGAAGACATGCATAACTTGCTACGTTTGTGCGAAAAATCAAATATATTCAATAATTCGTCACCATGTATCATGGATGTGTCTAGGAGTTATATGGAGTTAGATAAAGAGGCAACTACTATACTAGAAAAACATGCTCCAATTTATGCGGAATGGAAACAATGTCTAGATGGTGGATGTGCGGGAGCATATTCTAGTTTTTCAGGATCTCCGTTATCGCATGGAAAATTTCAATTTGATTTGTGGGGTATTGAGCCGTCCGATCGCTATGATTGGGAATCTCTGCGTCAAAAAGTTATGCGTTATGGTATTCGTAATTCTTTACTAGTAGCACCAATGCCTACGGCATCTACCTCACAAATTTTAGGCAACAACGAGTGTTTTGAACCATTTACAAGTAATATTTATACACGCAGAACATTGGCAGGAGAGTTTGTGGTAGTGAACAAACATCTTATGAAAGAACTGACAGACGCAGGGTTGTGGTCGGAAGAAATAAAAAATAGTATTATCGCAAATAAAGGAAGTATCCAGCATATCGTAGGTCTAGATAAAGAGATAAAGGAACGATATTTGATTGTTTGGGAAATGCAGATGCGTGACTTAATTGAAATGGCAGCGGATCGTGGAGCATATATTTGTCAATCTCAAAGTTTAAATTTATGGTGCGAAGAACCAAATTATAAAATGTTAACCTCTATGCATTTTTTTTCTTGGGACAAAGGTTTAAAAACCGGTATTTATTATCTGAGGCGCAAACCTCGTCATCAACCTCAACAATTTACAATTAATCCAGAGCCAGATCAACAAGAACAATCATGTGAAATGTGTTCCTCCTAGGGTTCACAATTTAATTGATATAATTTTGAGAGAGTTTTGTTCTGTTTAAGAACATCTACTTGGGTTGTATATGATAGGTAACATCTAATACAAATAAGTACATCTACCATTGCATTGTGTGCCCCTTTTGGTATAACCTCAAATAATTTTTCGTGTAGTTCCATCAAAGTAGGATATTTGAGATATTTTCCCCAATACATACTTGTTTTTTCAATATTACAAAATGCTTTTGTTTCTTTCATGGTACAAAATTCTGATTTTGGAATACCATTGTGGACAAAATAATGTGGTCGGTTGTTTCTAATTGCTTCTACCATATAAACACGTTTGTCAAAGGAAATATTATGGGCAACTACCATATCCGCCTTTTGTAGGTCATGATCAAACAAGTCCATAGCATCACACAATGCTATACCTTTCTGGTTGGCATACGAATTGGTTATGCCATGAATGTTACTACTTTCTAACGGAATATCCACCAAACATTTTATAATATGATCTTGTATACCTAATACTTCGTGTGTAGATGCGTCATACACAATCCAGCTAAGTTGAACGATATGTGGCCATTTTTCGGTCTCTGTTATAGGTGTATTGAATGTCTCTGGAAGACCTGTAGTTTCAGTATCAAACACGATTAGCTTCATGATGACAGTGGGTGTGTGATTAAATAATATGTAAAAACCATTCAATTTTATATATTATTGTAATATGGTATTACGTTAAGTAGTAAGCAGTTTTATATAATATCATAATTGATATTATATAAACATTGGTAATTACAAGTATCACCGTTTTTTAAATTGGTATCCTTATAGTTTTGTTATATTAAAATCATTTTATATAATAAACTCTTTTATTTTTTCTCTATCTAAAAGAATTTTTGCTGATCCTTGAAAATGTATATTGATAAGATGATATTCTTCTTTGTATATTTCATCATATATTACTGTCTCATTATATTTGTTTTTGTAAATATGAAGTTTTTTATTTGAATTTAATGAATACTGTTGTCTTGATTCAAACCCTTCTCCATTGTTATAATTATTAATAAAAATATATTTTTTATTACCAATAGTTACCGGTAACATAAGATTTTGAACATTTATAATGTTATGTATTAAATAATAAAATGTCATATCACATATACCACCGTTAACGTATATACCATTTTGTGTATGATAATTAATTTTATCTTCTATTAAATTAAATTTGCTTTTATTAATATAAATATCATTGTACAAACACGCAAATGTGTTGCAAAATTGCTTGTTCAATAGACCACAATGAATACTATTACTCATTCTATGAGTGTTTTCATAGTTATTAGGCATACAATATGCAACATCGTTTGTGAATGGATAGTTATTTATGTCTTGAAATAATATATTGTCGCTATCAATATGGAATATATTGTCCAAATTAAACTCTTCCATTATATCTTTGATTATAAAAATTCGGGCAAAACACATAAATTCATGATGTAAATTATTTGAAGAGTAATTTATAAAATATGGTCTATATACCTTATTTATATTATATAAGTATTTATCTATGTTTATAAATTCTACATTTTCTATTTCTCCTAACTGTTTTACAGAATCATCGCCGACCAATATAATTTTATTTGTCTCTGATGTGATTCTGACATTTTCTTCCAGATATTTTTTGTATCCTGTATGTATTATAATAGTTTTAATCATTGTTATGTATCTAATATATAATTAACTTTAAATAGTGGTAAAGTGAGATAATATGTTATATATTTATGGTTACTGTGTCCTTGTAGGGTAATTATAAATTCATCTCCTATGTTTTTAGCTGTTATGTCGGCATATACAGGGACAGAAACGTAATCTTTTTGTGTATCTATTATTGTGTTTTTAATTTTTTCTTTGGCGTTCATTATAGTTGATGATGAGATGAATCCGTACAAATATACCTCAGATATATCTGAATGATGAACGCCTTGATATTTTAATTGTCTTACAATTTCATTTTTACGATTTGTATTTTTATTAATTTTTAATATAATACATTCATACGAACTATTTGGAGTATCAAATACTGGTTTGTTAAACCAATCATATTCCATATATTGTCCAATTAAATACTTTTTTTGGGAAATGATCATTGGATGTATACCTATCTCCCACGAATCCACTTCACTTGATCTCAATGCAAAAAAATATTCGTAATCATCCATATATAATATGTTAAGAAATAACCTCCCGACATAGTGATTAATATGTTTTTTAATTTTGGACATATTAGAAGAGTACTACTCTTTTCAACTTATATTGAATTGTCTACATATACCGAATGTAGTGCGATGATATTGCGATATACCATGTTCACGAATACCATCCAAATGTTGTTGTGTCCCATAACCTTTGTTTTTAAGCAAACCATATTTCGTTTGTAAATCGGGTTCTGTTGTACAGAGTTCTTCAATATATTCATCCCTTGCAACCTTAGCCAGTATAGATGCCGCTGCAATAGAGGTAATCTTATTGTCCCCCTTTTCTATCGTACTTGATTGTACTTGAATTAAACAATTATCTTCAAATATCATGTATGGTGTAAAATCATTGCCATCTATAATAAGATGAACTTCCTTGCCATTAAGATTTAATTTTTCCATAAGTTGTTTAATAGCACGATGCATTGCAGTATGAGTCGCTTTACGAATGTTGTGTGCGTCTATTTCTTTTTCGCTAGCATATCCAATACCCCATCCTACTGCATTTTTTTTGATATATTCTGATATTAATCTAATTTTTTTCTCTGAATGAAAACGTTTAGAATCTTTCATGTCAGAATGCTTATACTCATCATTTATAGGCAAAATTACAGCCGCAGCATATACACGACCTACCATAGGACCTCTCCCCGCTTCATCTATACCAATTTCAATTAAGTCATTGTCGTGGTACCTTGTTTCTAACCGTGTATTTTTGATAGACATATTCGTATATGTTGTAATTACTTTATAATATATTTGTATTATGTTTCAATTTATCAGTGAATATATTACCTTATTTTTTTTCCACACATACAATATAATGAAATATACACTTAATGCTTTTCATTTATTTTTAATTTTAATAGGATCATTATTGCTATGTAGTGTTTTATCACCCAGAGGAAATTGTGAAGGTATGACAAGCGGACATACTAGTGTTGCTGACGTGAATTCATATACTGGTCCAGCAGGTAATACCGTGTATACTTATCCTATGAATGATGATTATAATGAGCCTGAACTATCAGAAAATAATAGCGATCTTTATATATTAAAATCACAAGTAGTACCTCCTGTATGTCCTGCGTGTCCTTCGCAAACGAGCTGTCCAAGAGCAGAACCACCTCCTCCTTGTCCTCCGTGCGCACGCTGTCCTCAACCATCCTTTGAATGTAAAAAAGTGCCAAACTATAATGCTAATAACCAGCCAAACTATAATGCTAATAACCAGCCAAACTATAATGCTAATAACGAGAGCGTATTTATGCCTCGTCCTGTTTTGACGGACTTTAGTTCGTTTGGCATGTAAATTTATCGGTATCTTTTTCTAGAACTTTTACGTTTTTGTTTAGTTTGTCTATATTTTTTATTTTTTTTATTTTTTCGTGATTTGGTTGTTTTATTTTTGGGTTTTCGTTTAGTAAATTTTTTTCCACCTTTAAATGGTTCTTCTTCTTCTGCTGCTGCTGGTATATCTGATGCTCTTGCTGCTGCTTCTGCAGCAGCAGCTTCTGCTGCTTGTTCTTGTGTAAATTCTATACCTTCCAGAAGATGGCTTCCGGGTTTTGACAGACTAGTTCCTATATCATCTTTAAATGCTTCAATACTATCTTTAAATGCTGTAGCAATGTTTTCAGCATCATTGGTAGCATCATTGGAATTGGTAATATCTTCTGCTTCTGGTTTTACTAGAGGCATATCGCTATCGTTTGATTTTTGTCGTTTTATAGGAGGAAAAAATATATTTTTAAAATAACTTCTAAAATCTTTGATCTTTTCATTACATACTACTAATGCAGTACCAATACCATCCATGGTAGCACTAGCACTTCTAGAAGCCAAACTGCTTACTGTACTAGCACTTTTAGAAGCCAAACTGCTTACTGTACTTGCAACACTTACTGCGCTGGCACCGATCATATCACATAATGGTTCAGAAATACGTGTATCCATAAAGTCAAGAAAGGAAGTTATATTAGACCATCCGAGAACAATTCCTGTGGTATTTAAAAAAGCGATTACAGATGTAATACCAACCTGAACTGTTGTAGTTATAGCTTGTAAAGCAGCTTCGTTTTCACGAGCAATTTCTACGCACGATTTTATGGTATCACGTGGTGTAACGCTCACCAGTACATAGTTCCATAAATTGGCTGAAGGTGTCAAACAACCTTCACGAACAACCCTCATTCCGTACGCAAGACGTATAAGATAATTGGTTGCTTCTGTATATGCCATACTTACACCCTCTGTAACGCCCGGTATGTTATACGCAATAAGACCTAATCCTGCGATAAGAGCCAATGACATCGCTCTTTTTACATAAAACGGAGCACCGCCTTTCATACCACGTTTTGATCCACCACGTTTTGATCCACCACGTTTTGATCCACCACGTTTTGATACAGTAAATCCATAGACTATCTTATCATTTTCATTTTTTGCGTCGTTTGATCCGCCTTCGACACCCGAAGCAAAAGACGCAATATCTGCCGCTTCTTTAATCGTCTCAGCTAATTGTTGACCTACCAATATACCATCCTCATATAATTTAGGAGGGCTTTCAAATCCTTTCACACTCCCATCCGTCCACGTATTTATGGAATAAATACGGCTATCACGATGAGTTGAATCTCCTGTCAAACCTTCATAGATCCCTGCTATAGTAGTCCATGTGGTAACAATCGGTAATAATTTATTTAAAGCTCTAGCAGCATTTGCAGGATTATGACCTTTTTTATTGTCAATATAATTTATGTATTCTTCTTGAATCTTATATGAATCATGACTCAGTCCTTTTAGCAAATATTTCAATTCTCCAATATACACAGAATCTGTACTCATTTGAACCGCCATATCTTATTATAGTGTATAATAAGATATTTATTTTTTTGTTTTCAGACATTTTTTATCAATCTCTAAAGTTTCACATTTTTCGTCTTGTGGTATAATTCTTATTACCCCTTTGGCTTTTTTCCCATACAGAGGTTCTGTACAACCTTTTTCTTTCTTGTCTCTATCTATCTTCACTGTATTGCTACATCTTGCTCTAAAATGTTCGTATCTCTCTCTTACATCACAATAGGTTAATCCTGATTTTTTACCCAACATGGTATTTACAATTTCATGTAATGTATAAACGTAACGAGAAAAACTATCTCTGTCCTTCATATGTGAAGTTTTCAATGGATGTGTTTTAAAATTCTTCTTTAAATTGTCACGACAATATTTACATGGCAAAATATATTGTAGACTAAGAATAAATTGTTTATAATGTTTTTTTTCTTCATTTGTAGGTTTTACAGGGTAATTTAAACTCATTATATGTAAAAAATGCCACAAACTGGGCCCCCAAACAGCCGTTAACATACCATCACCACTGGTAAAATGTTTTTTCGTAAAAATTCTTTTTTTACGTCTGGTATAATTAGCCATATCCTTATATACAAATAATATTATTTAATATTTACACTAAAATGTAAACATATAGTATGTCCTCTTTTAACGAATTTGCTGAGAACACCAAAAATGACTATATGGTTTTATTTTTTGGAATGTTAATTATTGTTATTAGTACATTTATAAAAGGAATTATAGGAGGTACTTCTACCACGTTGATTAAAGGGGCTGGTATATTATTGCTTTCATATGCCCTCATCCTCTATAGCATACATATTAAAAGTTACTTTAACGACCATCATGATTTTTTTGTAAATCCAGAATACGCATTATATAGACCAAATATTTTTGCTAGTAGTGGTTTATGTATTCTTATAAGTGTTTTATTACTATATCTAGTGTATACTATGATTGTTTAATTAATTTGGCTAATCTATCCACTATATTTTCTTTACTACCAGAGGATACCTTTCCAGTGACCACTGTTTTAATATATGTATAATATTCACGATCACTAGTAAAGTCGTGACGTTCCACATTCACAATAGTTCCATTTATGGTGCGAAAAAGCATAGTATATACGTATAGTTAGGATATCTTTAGATTAATTCGTTTAAGCATTACAAGATTAATCGTAACAGATAATATAATGCTAGATAAAGTACGAGAAAAAATGTTATCTGTATTTACAAACAAAAAAATGATTATGATTCTTTTACTCGCAGGGATTTTTATTCTAGTAGCAATATGGGTATATAATACCTATGTTATTCCACGATTAAAACAAAGTTACGTTCCAAATAAAGAATACACCGAAGAAGGTACAGATAACAAAAGTGCTGATGTGTATTTTTTCTATACCACTTGGTGCCCCCATTGTAAAACTGCAAAACCTGAATGGGAAAAAATTAAAGAAAATATTAACACCAACGGTCACTCTTCTGGAGTAAAACTTACATTTATTGAAGTAGATTGCGAAAAAGATCAAGCCACTGCAGAGAAATTTAATGTAGCTGGCTACCCTACCATAAAGATGCTGTACAACAATGATATAGTAGAATACGATGCTAAACCTCAACAAGACACGCTTCACCAATTTCTTGATTCGGTGTTGAATACATAAACTGATTTGCTGCATGTGTGCCTCTTTCTATTAAAGAAATACGCATGTCTGCATCCTCTAATGTATGTATCCATTGAGTATAATCTGAAACATCGTCTGTCTCATAATAAATAGTATTTTTGATTTTTAATTGGTGTTTAGTAGTTTCAAGTTCAATATAACATTTTCTTAATAATATTCTAGCATAGTCTACAAAGGACGATGTTTCATTCACATATGACGTAGGGGTATCACGTACATAGTTACAAAAAGCAAGAACTTCGTCACAACTACATTTGGTTTGTTTTAGACAAATGTTCAATGGAAAATTATGTAGCAATCCTCCGTCGACAAAACATTGATCATTATAAAATATTGGTTTGAATATTAAAGGAAAAGCACACGAAGATGCTAAAGCGGTATTTAGAGACATTGACGGATAGTTTTTGTGACTAAGTATTTCTGTGGTAAGACCTCGTGAACTATTTAACTCTGTAGTGATGAAACATAAATCAACGTTTGTATGTTCGTATAAAGATTGTAAAGAAATGTCTTTTGCAAACCCTTTACCAGATAGAAGCGGTTCTGTACAGATGGACGACATTTGTAATCCATCTATGCCTTTGTTACACATCACTTCCAATATATCATTGCCTAAATGAGAAAAAGCTTTTGTCCATGGACGACGTATCAGATACTCGTCTATGACATCCCATTCGTACCCAAGAGCAATTATAATACCGATAAATCCTCCTATAGAAGACATGTATATGGTATCTAGATCATCTAGACGCCAGTGACCTTTCTCTTGTAGCCGTTTTATAGCTCCATACATGATTAAACCAGTTGGGCCACCTCCAGATAACACCAAATGTTTAATAGTCATTACTGTAATTAAGTTTCTTTATTTTAATACTTTTCTTTGCTAATAGTAATATGGATACTATATTTACACTAGGAGATGACAGTGATTTTAATCTCAAAGTAAATTTAGATGAGTTGTACGAAAAGAAAAAGGAAAGCGACTTGAATACATTAAAGGTGTATAATAAAATTTTATTACGTATTCATAATAAAATAAAATATTGTTCTAGGATTAATCCTATGGAACAACATTGTTGGTATGTTATACCCGAAGTTATCATAGGCATCCCAAAATATGATCATTCCTCTTGTACAGCATATATTATACATAAATTACATGAAAATGGATTTTTGATTAGATATACACATCCAAATTTGTTGTTTATATCGTGGAAAACATGGACACCGAGTTATGTTCGTGAAGAAATTAGGAAAAAGACTGGAATACAAATAGACGGCTGGGGAAATGAAAAACATATAGAAAACAATGTTACTACTGCTTCTGATCCGAATACTAGTATTATCAACAGTAAATCCAAAAAAATATCTCTAGCTAATCAAAATGATAATTATCGGGACATTAATACATATAAACCTACTGGTAATTTGATATATAACAAAGAGTTATTTAAAAAAATTCAAGATAGATCTAATACTTAATATTAATATATGATAATATCGTACATCATATATTATATTTATTTTTACGCACTGTAAAATACGTCACGGCTGGTGGTTTTTCTTTTTTTTTTACTTTTATTTTTTTTTGTTCTACAAAAGGAACGTTTCCTGCCCATTGCCATCTTACATGAAGGTCTGTGCCGACAAGTACTAGTACGAAGACCCTTGCATGCAGAACCTTTGCGTTTACTTTTCATTACCATTATATATATTATATGATATAATATTTTATTTCTTAATGTTTTATTTCTTAATGTTATGGAGGAGGAGGTAGTTGTGAAGTTACATTCATTGAACCTTCTGTCGCAGTTGAACCTTCTGTCGCAGTTGAACCTTCTGTCGCAGTTGAACCTTCTGTCACAGTTGAACCTTCTGTCGCAGTTGAACCTTCTGTCGCAGTTGAACCTTCTGTCGCAGTAGAAGCTTGCGTAGTTGAAGCTTGCGTAGTTGAACCTTCTGTCGCAGTAGAAGCTTGCGTAGTTGAACCTTCTGTCGCAGTAGAAGCTTGCGTAGTAGAAGCTTGCGTAGTAGAAGCTTGCGTAGTAGAAGCTTGCGTAGTAGAAGCTTGCGTAGTAGAAGCTTGCATAGTAGAACCTTGCGTAGTAGAAGCTTGTACAGTTGAACCTTCTGTCGCAGTTGAAGCTTGCGTAGTAGTGGTATTATCAACTACCTCATCAACAAGAGTATCATGTAATGTTTTTTGTAATACTTTAATTTGCTCTTGCGAGGTTTCCATAATTTGTTTTTCCACTATAGCTTGATATAAATCCAACCCTTTTACAAACTCTGTTTCGCATTGTATATATAATTGTACAATTATGCTTCTTGTGTTATTTACTAACTCTTCTAATTTGTCTTCTGTCAAATTAGGATTAATAATAATTTCTTTACGATGCGTTTCCTTGTTTAAAATAGGAGAAAACAGTTGTTGTAATATACCAACTAGCTTATCTTGATGTTTATTTGTATTTTGCATCATGGTTTTCAAATGCTTAGCATAAGCTGAAAACAACTTATTTTTAAGCGTAGCTGTATAAGCATTTGTATAACTGCCGTTTTTGGCACAACCCGCACTTTTATGAAAATCTCTTAACCTTATATCACTGAATTTTTTTATTGGTTTGCCATCTTCTGTTTTAAGGATATTACTTCCTGTAAATGCTTTATGGAAAGACGCTAGATCTTTCTCATATACACTTTTCATTTTATCGCTCATACGTGTAAATCCTCCTTGATCATAATCATATTCATCAAAATATAATTTTTCTAATTCAGGCATACCTGGTTCCTGATATAAATTTCTGTCTTTGTTTCGGATTTTATCATAGTTAAGGTCGCAAAAGTTAGGATGTACAGTTACTTTTGAATCCAATGGTTTTTCAAAATCTTCTTTATGATACAAAGCATCTAATCTTTTATTACAAATATTCAGTCTTTTTACAGTGATATTAGTGTTTTTAGGGATATCTTTTTTATTTAGTAGAGTAGTTTCTACACTCTTTCCAGTGCTGTCCTTGTATTGATATATAGGATTGATGGTCGTGACAATGGCACTAAACAGCTGGGCTATTTTAACATAAAATTTGGCTATACCTATACATAATCGCCTTTTGGTAGTATTGTTTTTAACGTCTATATTTTCTAAATGTTGCTTATTCAAGTAGACTATATCGGATTTAGTCATTTCATTTATTTCTACACCGTTCTTAATTCTTTGTGCCAAATATTCTACATTGAGACTATTTAATTTACTAGCAATAATATCTGACGTCATAACCACCAAATTATTACAATAATTCATATCCGACAAATTTTTCATATCTTTGAAATTTTGTGTGGTGATGTAATTGGTAGCTATTAAATCTAATTCATGTGTTAATAAACTATCATCCTGTTTATTTTTGTCATTAGAATTAGTATTTCCCATCAATATATAATTAATAAAATATTATAAAATTGAAGTATTTTCTTACGATTATAGCTATTCATAGTAATATGAATGAACTTAAAACGAAAAAAAATAGACGTTCTGATAAAGATAAAGTGAAATTATGGCAACAATTTGACGATGAGATATTGGATAAATCCATAGTAGAATGTGTGTATACGAATACTGGTCTACGTGAAACATGTGATGGATGTGCTTCCTCTCTAATGATCTCAGACGAAGGATTTCAAACTTGTACGAATAAAAAATGTGGAATGCTTTACATCGATACTTTAGACCAAACCTCTGAGTGGCGTTATTATGGAGCAGAAGACTCATCCTCCAGCGATCCTACACGTTGTGGTATGCCAATCAACCCTTTGTTACACGAGTCCAGTTTTGGATGTAAAGTATTGGTGAATGGTTCTTCTTCCTATGAAATGAGAAAAATACGACGATATACCGACTGGCTTGGGATGCCGTATAAAGAAAAATCGCAATACGATGAATTTCAGCGTATAACCATTTTAGGAAATCATTCTGGAATACCCAAATTAATCATTGATGATGCCATGCGGTTTCATAAAAAAATCTCGGAAGCAAAAACATTTAGAGGACTAAACCGAGATGGTATCATCGCAGCATCTATATATGTATCCGCTCGTGTGAATAGTTATCCTAGAACCGCAAAAGAGATCGCTAACATATTTCATTTGGATAGCACGGCAGCAACCAGAGGATGTAAAAATGCGATTTCTATTATAAACGAATTAGAAAGTGACATGTCCAATACAGATAAAACCTCGCTATGTCAACCGACACCATTAACATTTATTGAGCGGTATTGTAGTAGACTAAATATGAATACAGAACTTACAAAAGTATGTAAATTTATCGCTGTAAGAATACACAAAAACAATTTAATACCAGAAAATACGCCCCATTCTATTGCTGCAGGTATCATATATTTTATAGCACAATCGTGTAATGTAAATGTAACAAAAAAAGATGTAAGCATTATCAGTGAAATTTCCGAAGTAACTATCAATAAATGTTATAAAAAAATGATAGAGATGTCCCATGATTTAATTCCAAAAGCTATTTTATATAAATACAAATAATTTATGATACTACTATTTATAGATTAAATCCTAGTAACTTCATAGTTTTCTTTTTTGGTTTAATATGTTTCTTTTTGGTGATTGTGTTCTTTTTAGGTGTAATACGTTTCTTTTTGGCGATTGTCTTTTCGGTCTCTATGGGTTTGTCTGTATTATGCAAATGTTTAGTAGGGGAATATCTAAGAAACCACTCTTCGTATTCTGTAGAATCTCTTTTATGTTTTAATTCTTCATATTTATTATTTTTAATATTTCGCATATCTTCTAATGTTTCTTGTTTGCCTATACAGTTCAAACTGAATCTTTTTAACGGTCCTTTTTGTTGAAGTCTGTTTTTGGATTGTACTGAAAACAGATATTGAGCCATACAGTAAATTCTATCATGCTCATAGTAAGGTCTATTCGCATATAAAAATGCTAGATAGATACTAAGCATGGTATCTATTGTGGCTACCTTTACCTTTTTCCCTTTTACTTTAATAATATTATAACTATGACAAGCGAGCGGTTCATAAACAAACGCAACCGTATCTTCTTCTACAGCGATTTCATAATGAGGTGCTATAATTTCCCCAAATCCACATTTTTTATTTATTTTGACATGTTTAAATCCTTCGTCTTGTAATCTATCTTTTATAAGTTTGGCAGAAGCTTGAGGATCTTCTGACAATAAATCAAAATCAGGCTGTTTGTTTTTAATGCGTATCCGTTGTGATTTGGGCATATATTTACGGTATACTTCGCTCGCATATCCCCCAAAAAATACCAATTCTTCATGTATTGCGGTATTCTTCACTATATTATAAATAGCATGAGCATCTTGTGGAGATCCTTCAAAACTACGCATAAAATTACTATTGTCACATTTAGGGTTTTTCATTGGATAGTGTTTGTTTAAAAGGGTTAGTCGCTTTAATACTTTTTCCCAACGACTTACATCGCCTTTGGGTCTTGACAGTTCTAAATACATAGACATTCTTAGGTAATCTGGAGGAGCGTAATATATACCGTTTACTTTGATTCCCTTTTCTTGTATGGCTTTAAATAGATCTTTTGGTATATAAGTAATATCCGCCACTGGAATAAAATTCACGAATACTTTATAGGTACCATGATGTACTCCTGATTTTGCTTCTATGTCCGTATAGCCTTCTGCCATATATATATCTGCCAATTCCTTTGCATCTTGTAACGCATTTGCACTAAAAAAATCGTAATCCGGTATTTCTATATCTTTGTTATAAAATTGGTCATTTACAGGTAATATATTATTGATTGCGGTACCGCCATAACACACAAGTCGTTTTTTTTGTATAAATAATTCTACAATTTTTATAATTTTCTGTACATCTTCGGAGTGGGTAAGGGCTTGTCCTGCCTTTTTCTCTGCTCTATCTACTGCCTCTCTTAAAATTTCCAATTCCTTTTCTTCAAAACGGTTCATATATATTATATTACATTAAATCGTAATAGAATAATAATCTGTTTCTGTTTTTCTCTCTTTATAAGAATAAGCAGGATTTGCCGCAGTAGGTGGAGATATAGTACTTGGTACATATCTTAATGGTTCTGGTTTAAGAACAAAGGCAGATCCTTTGTTGGCAAATGTAGATTTGTACAAGTTCATATTAGAATCTACATTTTGAAAGCACATTCCAGCAAATTGACATCCAGCGGACCAAGCCAATTGAGGAGAATAGTTTGCATTGGTTTCAGATAAATCTGGTATAACCATAGTCATATTTTTTTTATTATAATCAATTAATTCGTCTATATCAGGTGTATATTTCACGCCATCAGAGTATCGCACACGCCTCATGAATATAGAGTTGGATGCCAAATTCGCATATTCATCAAGGTCAGTAGTTTCATATAGAGGATTCGCCCGATCTATAATGATTAAAATTTTACCCATAAGGTCTTTTAAAGAAACATCCCCCATATTTTTCCCATGATTTTCATAGCTGTAGTTTGGTCCCAACGTATAGTCCGAAAGAATCTGTTCAAATTGTTTCGCCATTTCATTGTATATTTTTTGATTTTTACTCATTATTCTAAGATGTATGATTAATGGATCTCCTGGATTAGGGCAGGTGCTACCAGAAAATGCATAATCTTTTATAACAGTAAGGGCTTCACTAAATGGAACACTATTGTAAGTTTCCTTAATGCTATAATCATCCACCGACGACGTTGCAATAACGGGTGAATTGTTTAGAGAATATACTTCCAGATCTAAACATCGGACACCTTCTTTTATCACATTTTTAAGAGCACATATATTGACAAAATCATTTTTAAATTGTCCAGCACAACACGCATTATAGGCTGTCATAATGTAATAATCACGCAATTTATATGTATAGTCCTGATTAGATGTATTTATGGTATGCACTTGTCCATATTCTTTGTATAGACTATTCATATTGCGACAATTTGTTTTATTAAGCGTACTTTTGTTGTATATCCAATATATAATCAAGAAGATCAATAACAAAGACAGTCCAAAAATAGCATATTTTGTAGCATTCGCACCGGATATAGCATTTTCAAATAATTGTTGTAATGCTTTGGTAGACGGTCTACTGATAGACACATTCATAATATAATATATATATTATTATTTTAATAACTTAATCAAGTTAAATATTACCTATAAATATTATAATGCCTGGAGGACTTCTCAATCTTATTGCATATGGTAATCAAAATATCATTTTGAACGGAAATCCCAGTAAAACATTTTTTAAAACCACCTACGCAAAGTATACCAATTTTGGTTTACAAAAATTTAGAATAGATTTTTCTGGACAACGAACATTAAGAATGACTGAATCCTCTGTATTTGATTTTACTATTCCAAGATATGGCGACCTACTCATGGATACTTATTGCGTAGTCAATCTTCCGAATATTTGGAGTCCAGTGATGCCTCCTTTTGTAGCAGATGATACAGATAGTATATTAAATCAATGGCAGCCATACGAGTTTAAATGGATTGATGATCTTGGTTCACAAATGATAGAACATGTTAGATTTACAGTAGGTGGGGTAGTCATTCAAGAATTTAGTGGGCAATATTTAAAAAATATAGTAGAAAGAGATTTCAGTACTACTAAAAAAAAATTGTATTATGAAATGACTGGAAATGTAACGGAACTTAATGATCCAGCCAATGCGTATGGACGCAATCAACAATATCCGAGTGCTTTTTACGGTGGAGAGAATTCTGCTCCTGCGACAGGAATGGTCGGTACAGTTCCGTATACTAGTGTATATGCGGCGAATGGAAGTGAACCATCTATTCATGCTAGACAAATCTATATTCCTTTGAATATTTGGTTTACATTAGCCGCAAATATGGCGTTTCCGTTGGTTTCACTTCAATACGCCGAACTCAAGATAGAAATTACCATTAGACCTGTACAAGAATTATTTACAGTTAACAAAATCTATTATCCAAATGATCCAACCATAGACTATGCCATGTCTGGCATTCCAATCCAACCTAATTTTAATGAAACACAATATAGTTTTTATAGGTTTTTACAATCTCCTCCATGTGTAGGAATATATAGTAGTGATGTATATGAAAACAAACGCACCAACTGGAACACCGACGTACATTTGTTGTCCACTTATGCATTTCTAACAGAAGATGAAGTAAGGGTTTTTGCCTCCAAACCACAATCCTATCTTATTCGTCAATCGTATACTACTACCTACGAAAATGTAGTAGGACCGAAACGCATTGAATTATCTAGTTTAGGTATGGTATGTAATTGGATGTGGTTTTTTCAAAGATCAGATGTCAAAGAAAGAAATCAATGGTCTAATTACACGAATTGGTCTTATGACCACATACCTTCACCGGTAATCACGGCAAATGAGATTACATGTAGTGGGTTGACGCTATCCACCACAAAAGTGTATCCACCAAGTGTTGATCTGTCTGCTCCAGAAATTATGGCAAGACAACTATGGAATACTGGTCCATACAGTCCTTTAAATACAAAACATATTATGACTAATTGGGGATTACTATTAGATGGAAAATACCGTGAAGATACACTTGCCACTGGAGTATTAGATTATGTTGAAAAATATATACGAACTTCTGGTGCTGCTCCAGAAGGCGTGTATTGTTATAATTTCGCCTTACATAGCGACCCTTTTGATTTTCAGCCAAGCGGTGCCATGAATATGAGTAAATTTAGCACTATACAATTTGAGATTACAACCATACAACCTACGTTAAACGCCAATGTACAGTTTAGTGCGATTTGTAATAGTTCTGGAGCAATCGTCGCTACGCAGATGCCACAAACAGGTATTTACACTTATCAATTTGATATGGTTCTTATGGAAGAACGATATAATATTTTAAAAATTCAAAATGGTATGGCCGGGTTAGAATATGCAAGATAGCATATAATATCGTATAGTATAATATATAAATGGCAGACGTGAGTGTTTCTGCTATTGAAAATTCCCAGAATAATACATCGGAAAAAAAATCAAAATGGAAAGAGTACGGCATATTTGTATTAGTTAGTGTAATTGTATTTTTAATAGCAGTATTAATTGGATCAAATTATGTATTTATGGTACACTTTAGATCCTTAGAAACACTCTTTCCTACAAATATAAATAATTATATCCCAAATAGTTTAAATGGAGGTGGCAAGACCAAATTTCAGAAAGGCGGTAATAAAAAATTTACCACAGAACCACGTAACCCGGACGGAGTTACAGGAGATATAATGAAATCCTTAGGGTACGACGAAAATTTAACAGGATTTCCATATTCACTATATGATAAAAAACTAGACGGAAGTGTGGTTGAAAATATATTTCAACAGTTTAAGAATTGGGGTGCTTTAACACAAGCAAAATCGTATATTCTATACCGTGAAGTAATGCAAATGGTATATAAAGGACCGGAATGGTTCAAGTTCAAAGAAAGGGTACATACATCAATATTGTATATATTGAGTTGGATATTTATTCCATTTGTCTCTTTTGTAGTCTTTATAACCAGTGTTTTAGGTACAATATTCTATAGTTTTACTGTAGATAATATCGGGAGTTTATTTGCGTTTTTTGGATTTTATTTCGTTTTGGTATTAGCAGCGATAAATGCCATTATGCATCAATGTTCTTTCTTTTTTAATATATATATTGCTCCCTTATTTATTAATTATGAATCCGTATTTTATATTGCAAAGAGCAACATAAATTGGATTACCGTATTATTTGGCTTGAATTTGGTAATAGGGGCATTCTTTATTTTAGAAACTTCCACTGCTACAGTCATGTCTATCGCTTATGTCTTATGGGGATTAAAACGTTTTTTATATGATAAAACATAATTAAAATACATTAAAAGCAGTATAAATAAACAAATACATATCACAGTATACCCATGACAGACGATTGGAAAGAATTAGAATTGGATACGTGGAAAGAAATTCCATTTGTAAGCGTGTGTACTCCTACGTTTAATCGTCGTCCATTCATTGAGATGATGGTGAAATGTTTTGATCATCAAACATATCCCAAAGATAAAATAGAATGGATCATTTTTGACGACGGTACAGATAAAATAGCGGATTTGGTTGCGGGTCATCCAAATGTAAAATATTTCCCGTACGATGAAAAAATGAGACTAGGAAAAAAGAGAAATTTAATGCACGAGAAAACGACAGGCGACATTATTGTTTACATGGACGATGACGATTATTATCCACCTGAAAGAATTACTCATGCGGTGTTCAAGTTATTAACCAATCCAGAAGCGTTGTGTGGTGGGAGTAGTATTATGTATATGTATTTCAAACATATTGGTAAAATATACAAATTCGGACCATATGGTGACAATCATTCTACCGCAGGAACATTTGCATTCAAAAAAAAATTGCTAGAGCAGACAAAGTATGATGAGACGGCTGCTTTAGCAGAAGAAAAAGAGTTTTTAAAAAATTATACTATTCCTTTTGTACAATTTGATCCTTTTAAAACCATATTGGTTTTTTCACATGAAAACAATACCTTTGACAAAACTACACTCATAGAGAATATCAATAATAATTTGGTAAAAGAAACTGGTCTCACGATTGATTATTTTATTAAAGATAATGATTTGAAACAGTATATGTTGAAAGACATTGATCTCATACTAGAAAAGTATGAACAAGGACACATTTGTTTGAAACCGGATGTATTGAAACAACGACTAGATATGGAAACTAAACGCAGAATGGATCTGGAGAAACGCCTACAAAAAGACAGTCCAACACCAGAGATCATGATAAAACCTGAAAACGGAGAGCCAAAACGTATGAGTATATCTGAAGTAGTAGAATTGTTACAAAAACAGCACAAAATGCTTCATCGTCAACTGCTTGATATACAAGGCAAGAATACAGAAATTGCTCTGTTGAAAAGTCAACTTGTTGAATTAAGTAAATAATATACATAATGGGTTTAAATATATTACTAATGTATCTCATAATAGATACCGACAGCTTATGCCCAGTACTCACCAAGACTATGATGAAACCAGCAACGATTACGACACGATATCCGATACCTTCCACTACTATGTTTCAAAACGCAAACGTATGTATTATCCAACGAAACTGAGGGGACGTATTGTAAATGCCAAAACAGGTATCCAATATCCGTATTATCAAGGTTCATATGAAGAATTACAATTGTATAAAGTGATTGATTCCACTGCTAGTTGTGATGAAAATGGATATATGCTTTCACGCACCGATCCAGTAAACAAAACATCTAATTTTTTATATTACGATAGTCCTGAACAGGGAAATCGGCATCTTCGCATGTCGCTTTCGCCAGAAAGGATTAAAATCTGGCATAAGAATCATAATAGGATGTTTCCACCAAATGAAGGATTTATCAAATCCGAATGGGATCTAATTAAAACAAAATAAGGAGATGCTATTAATATTATTTTATTCAAAATGAACAAAATAATATGGTTACGTTAACGGTGGAATGGTATATTTATCTATATATCTATAAATTCTATTGATATCTAGTTTACAAATATCATAGGTTTCAAACATGACATATATTTCGTCGTCCTCATAACGGTTCCTTAAATCTAAAAAATATGAAAATACATCTTTTTTATCCATACTTAATTGTTGACATAGACCTTGTACAAAAATATTGTTATTATATTCTGTGCTATATTTTGTCAATACTTTTGTAAATCGTACTTCAGAGGGATTATATTTTGGTATATGATGAAATGTTTCGTGATATAGTTTGTTGGTATGAAACGTTTTAATTAGAGAACTAATTTCATTGAATTGCCATATTTGATTTTGAAAGGTAATGCGATCAATATAATCGGCAACACATATCAGTCTGAGTGCTTTGTGATAAAAAGGAAACGTTTTTGTATATGGCAACTTGGATAAAGAATCTACGATATTCTCATGCCATAACAGTCCTACTATAGTACGATTTGTTTCATTCACAGTATATAAATGGTTCTCTATAGGTATTTTATTGTTTAATAAACGCTTTGTAATCTGTTTTGTATCTTCGTTATAGGTCTTTGATTTGAATACTTTTGTTATAATATCATCGCTTAAAAACGTATTATGTTTGTTGTATAAATCCAATATTGCTTTAAACTTTCTCAAATCACCATGAATGTATCTTTTCAAGGTCGTGACAAGATGAACGTCTATATTTGGCATGCTTTGTTGTATGATTCTTGTTATTTGATCTTCTGTAGGCGGTTTCAACTCTATGACGGTACATACTTTCATCAATTCTTTTATTTTTTTGTCCATATGGTAATTTCCGATACAAACGATCGGATTGCAGGTGGTATCTTCTAGTTTTTGTTTTTTTGTTTTTTTAGGTCTAATGAGTTTTATCAAGGCATTAATTCCACCTTTGTCTCCGTTGTTCATTCCATCTATTTCATCCATTAATATAGCAATGGGTTTCACTTTCGTACTAAACATGCTAAGCACGTTTCTGTCCGACATATTTTGTAATGTATTATTTTCAATAATGCTTTTGTTTCTAATATCTCCAGCATCATATCTAACAATATCATAGCCTAGGTCTTCTAAAACGGACATCGCAAATAAGGTTTTCCCTGTTCCTGGAGCCCCGTATAAGTATATCCCTCGTTTTTGAACTATATCTGTTTTGTTGGATTCAAACTCGTCAAGCGCTTTTTTAACTTTTTGAACGCAAATTTCTCTATTTAATATTTGATTAAAATTTATATTATCCATATAAGGTTGCTTATTTATATTTTTATGCCTTTTAAACCTATATATCTCTTTATCTCTTTCTTGGTCGTTTTCTTTTTTTTAGTTTTTTTATTTTTAAAGCGTCTTCGTGATTTTCTACCACGTGATTTTCTACCACCATTATAATTATCATTACCATTATCATTATAATTATCATTACCATTATCATTTCCATTATCATTACCATTATCATTATCATTACCATTTATTAATGATAAAATATATGTTATTTGAGTGTCAGTGTAACCACGATTTAATAATTCATTTCGTATTACAACATTGGACTCTCCCATCATATCTGTCATAGCCCACTGCACTGCTTCTTCTAATTCATTCTGTACTGGTTCTTCTCTATCCGCTGAAAGCAAAACCGGTTGTGCTTGGCTAACTACATCTAAAACATATCTTACTTCCGTATCAGTGTAACCCCGATTTAATAATTCATTTTGTATTACATCCTCGGTCTCTCCCCACATATATCTAATAACCCACTCCACTGCTGTTTCATCTAATTCCCATTCTCTCTCCCCTGAAAGCAAAACCGTTTGTGATTGGTCATCATCATCATTCTCTTCATCTGAAGAATCGTATACGGGTTCCCTCCTTGTCCGTTGTAATTCGTATTCGGGTAGTCTTGGTTGGATCCCCATAGGTTCTTCTCCATCTGAAGAATCGTATTCGTGTAGTATTGGTTGGATCCCCATAGGTTCTTCATCTCCTCGGGGGGTGTCTAATTGATTACTATTATTTTCTTGTTCTATTCTTACTTTATCTCTTATTTCTCTTAAATAAATCCTATCAGTCGGAGTCAATCTTCTTTCACCTGGCAGAAACGTGTCTGGACCTTCTTCTCTAATAATATTAGCTAATTTTTCTAGTGCAGCCTTGCTTAATGATTCTCTTACACCTCCATATTGTAACCTTAACGTGTTTTTGTATTGCTTTACTCTACGTGATTGTTTAGATCTACGTGATTGTTTAGATCTACGTGATTGTTTAGATCTACGTGATTGTTTAGGCATGCTATATATTATATAATTATTTATTTCTATTTATCGCATATTATGATATTTCATATAAAATGTATATTTTTTGCTCTTCAAAGCATGTGTTCCATGGCAATTTCTCATGAAGGACTGATATTATATATCACTTCAACGAATACATAAAAAAAAATATTGATTATTCGGACAACATAAAATACATATAACCACTGGGCTATTTACGACATTCTATAAACATAAACTTATTCAATTGTTTTTGGTTTATATAATTATCAATGGTATACGTTCTGGTTTTTCCAGTACCGCACCATATGTTAATTAAACATTTTGGATGGTCTTTTTGATGTTCCATTGCTTCTAATTGGTGTTTATAACAACATTTTTGTAAAGACCATATCCGATGTTGTTCTTCGTCAGCAGGACCACTACCACTATGTGAATGGATTAACTTTGTAGTCATATTACGATAAGGTTATATGTATATAAAAATAGTTTAATACTACATTCATTTTTTCATTATATAAGCGATTTTATAATGAAAAACTTATTGAATTTCAATTAGAGTAGTATGATATTATTTATATCTTCTAGTTTGTCTATGTTTTCTCTTCTTTTTTTGGGTTTGTTTTGGTCTCTTTCTTTTTCGCTTTGTTTTTCGTTTTTTTGTTAACTTTGATTTCTTATAAATCCTCCCACCTTCTTCATGTGTGTCTTGATTCATTCTTTCTCTTTGTGAGTCTTGTCTTTCTCTGACAACGGTCCTCCACGGATCTCTAGTTCCAAGCATCATGGTGGATGGTCTAATATCATCTGTTTCTACATTTACTTCTGAGGCATTTCTTTTTATCGCTATAGCATCTTTTAAAAATGTAATAATTTCAATAAGGTCCAGATAATGTATCTGGTTGATATTCCGTCGGCTTTGTGTTTTAATAATATTATTAATTGTGCATAAATTTCGTGATTCAAAGTCACGTACCCATGTTTCGTCAAGGGGATTAATTTTATCGTCTAAAAAATTGTTTTTAATGTTATCCTTTGTTTCCTCACTCATTCTTTCAAATGTTAATGGCAATTCAATAGATTCTGAATATACCGTTGTAGATTCGGGTAGGTGTATTAATTCTCCTCCACCATTCATTTATATAATAGGTATATACTATCTTTTCGTTTGTCTACGTTTTCTATTATTGTTTTTATTGGTTAGATTTACGTCTGCTTATTTTGCGTCTGCTTGGATTACGTCTGCTTGGTTTACGTCTGCTTGGTTTACGTCTGCTTGGTTTACGTCTGATTGGTTTACGTCTGCTTGGTTTACGTCTGCTTGGTTTACGTCTGCTTGGATTGCGTCTGCCTGGATTACATCTGCTGGGTTTACGTCTGCTTGGTTTGCGCATGATTTTACGTGGTACATTATAATAATCCTGAGTAGCATAACCTGCGTCATCTTCTCCATCGGATGTATCATAGTCATCCATAATACCTCCTCTGCCGATACTATCATTGTCGTCATCGGAATCAGCAGTGCTTTGACTTCCCTCTAAAGATGAACCATCCGAAACTAAACGTCCCAAAATGCTAACAGTATTAGGAGGTATGTTATCTGCGGATGTAGTAGTGTCATCTTCTAGTCGTGAAAATCCATGACTTGTTAAACGATCTTGTAGCTCCTGTTCTAGTGCAGGGTCTGTAGGTTGACGTCCCAACATTATATTTCTTGATTGTGAAACTCTAACTGGTGATGAGGGCTCCTGTGGCGGTCTAGAGTGGATATCATAATGTACTTCGGGATTGTCTATATCATATAGTTCCCCACCGGGATGATTATTTCTGAATCCAGGTGTACCTCCGTTATCAAGAATATTTCTAACCTGTCTTCTGAAACTTGCCAAACGGTAAAACAAAGGACTGATTGGTGGAAATCCGTCAGCTTTAACTTCTGATGAGCCTGAATATGGATTTTTAATAATGATATCTCTTTTCTTTTCCTCTTCAGTTAACAACTGAGCAACCATATATATAATATATAATAAAATAATATTATTTTACGTTTGCTCTGCTTATCAGATGAACGCATATTAGAACATGTATACCTTATTCTACCACAATGATAAGTGTCCAATGTGTAATATATTATACTATTAAGAGCACGCATTCGCATTATTCGTTACACCATCCCATGTAAGGTTACACTTTTTTGCCCATTGTTTTTTTTTACACAATCCATCTGACCCTGACCATACTGCACTGGAAAAGTCCATAGTAGTTTCACAATCAGAATTGCCTAAATTGGGCTGATCGTTTACGCATTTGGATGCATCCCCTACTGACATGTCTTTCCAATAGTCTGGACAATCTGAAATGATGGGTGGATACTGTTTAGTGTACTTACTATTATAGAGTGAATAACCTATAAACACTAAACAAATGATCAATAAAAAAATAGATACAGACATTGTTGTTTTCTGAAAACTAGCCATCTTTTATATATGTTATATAGTTATAAATTTTTCTATCCTGTAATTATAATGAGTAATACTAGCACAAACGGTAGAGTGAATATTATGACACCTAATACAAATGTGCTTTTTTCTATGCAAGACAAGATCCCAACGAAAGCAATAGTTACAGAATACAGAGATGCGATGACAGGAAACTGGTACAATACCGCCTTATCCGATGGCTTTTTCTGTTCCGCAAATATTCAAGCACTTCAAAATGGATTACGAGCTGGCGTATACAAGAGATCTAACGGACAATACCTAATCAGCGAACAAAATCCAGATGAATTAAAAATAATAATGAGAGGCATTTTCTTACAAAATTCAAAAAATTTGCCTGATAATATTCCAGACCAGATTACTGATTTAAATCGTCTAGTATTAAGTTATGCCATTGGGCAGGTATATGGAGAGGCAGAAGGTTACATGAAATACCAATATGACGCAAGTAACATGTACGAACCGATCTCTAGACCAGTGTTATCTTACTCCAGCGACAAACAACTCCAATTAAAAAAATGGTTTTGATTGTATGAGAATAATATTAATGTTCTAGATAGTAATTAAGCATGTACTTTTAGTTTTTTGACTTTTTTCTTATGAGATGGATTGTCGTTCATCATTTGTTCACATTGATCTTTGTATTTGCAGTAACAAGTTTTCAATTCTTCTAACTCACGAATCCACATAGCCGTCTCCGTAGTAGATTTAAGAGTATTTAATTCAACCGTTTTGTTATCTTTTTCATTTAACAATTTACGAACGTTTTCTTCTGTCACCGAATTCATAGGCAATTTAACCAAATACCCGTAAGTATCGTCGTTGTCCATGGTATCATATGTCCGCTCTTGCAACAGTTCTATTACACACGCATTTGTCTTACCACGCAAGTCTATTACTCCAGACAATGTTTCTGTAATGAATTTCGCTTTATTGGTCAATCGGAGTGTCTGTGCTTCTAGTTCGTCTAATAAATATTTTTTCCTTGCCACATAGACTTGTTTTCTAATCCGAATATAGTAATCCATGATCTCTTGTGGCGTGTCAAATTTTCTTAATTTTTCTGTTTCATCAAACATATGCATATTTGTGGTACTTTGTGTCGTGTATAAACGCAACAACTTCTCTAACCCGTTACATGTGTTGTCTTCCGATTTAGACAATAACATTTGAATGTCTGATGCCCGATTGAATGTGATTTCAATATCTATTAATTTGTCTGTACACATATCCACATATTGTTGAATCATACCGTCACTTTTTTTCTTACTCCCATTGTCGACAATTAATTTTTCCAAAAACTCTTTATAGTCATCTGTCCATGTGCCAATAGGCAATTCTGTAATATGTACTGTGTTCGCATGCGTAGTGTATTTACCTTTAATAATATATTTTTGAGGTGAAATTTTCTCTATAGATCCTTTAAATCCTTCATAATAAGGATCCATAGATATATGTGAGGTATCTTCTTCACACAAGGTATGTTTGATATAGTCTATTATTTGAAGAGGATTGAAACAAGGAATGTCTGTACTAAAACCTGTACCAATCCCTTTGGATCCATTTACCAACAACATCGGTATAATAGGGGCATACCAATCTGGTTCCACCAGAGTACCATCATCGTCTAAATAATTCATTACATAATCGTCTGCTGGATGAAATAGAATGCGAGTAATCGGATTTAGAACCGTATAGATATACCTCTCGCTTGCCGAGTCTGAACCACCTTGTAATCTAGTACCGAATTGTCCATTCGGCAATAGCAAATTAATGTTGTTTGACCCGACATAATCTTGTGCCATCCCCACGATAGCTCCATTCAAACTAGCTTCTCCGTGATGATAAGAACTGTGTTCTGAAACATAACCAGAGAATTGTGCGACTTTAATCTCACTGGTTAAATTTCTCTTAAAAGATGCATACAAAATCTTTCTTAAACTGGTTTTCAGTCCATCCATTATATTTGGAATAGAGCGTTCACAGTCATACTTGGAAAAGTGTACCATTTCTTTTCCAATAAATTCTTTGTATGGAACTGTTACTAAACTAGTGTCCATATAATCATCACGGTTATATTGTTCTAACCATGTTTTACGATCAGTAGATCTCTTTTTATTAAACACCATGTCAATGGCATTGCTACATTCCTCGCCCGTACAAGTAAACATTACTACTTTTTGGTGCTCAAAATATTCTTTAAATTCTCGTGCAGTAGAAGTACCCAACCCCTTGTAATATTTAATTTTCCAACCTTTAGATACATTTTCTTGTTTCCACGCATCATATTCGCCTTCGTTGTAAAACATCAATTCTTTACTACCATGTTTCGCTTTTAAAATAGGCGTGTTCATAAATCCGATAAAGTTAGGCATTGCGATAAGGGATCGCCACTCTGTGTCAAACATATTGATACAGAGACCCTTGATATGTGTTCCGTCCAGATCTTGGTCAGTAATAAACAATACCCTCCCATACCTCAACTTATTCATGTTTTCTGGTGTGTATGTTTTTCCAGATTCAAGACCTAAAATTTGTTTGATTTCACTGATTTCTTTATTGTCGGCAACACTTTTACCGGATGCTCCACGAATGTTCATTAACTTACCTTTCAGAGGATATACCCCATAAGTTCGTCTATCTTCTTTGGACAAACCCGATACCACCCCTGCTTTTGCTGAATCTCCTTCCACTAGTAAAAGTGTACATTCTGTACTTTTATTACTACCTGCGTCGTTAGCATCTACTAATTTAGGAATACCTCTGATGTTTTTTGTTTTTGTTCCATCGGTTTTTTTTGCCGCTTTGGTTTCTTTGACTTCTGTAAGGGAACATGCCGCATCCATAACCCCCATTTTGGCAATTTTTTCTATACATTTGTCGCTTACTTCACATGAAGAACCAAATTTAGACACTGGCGTGGTCATGTAATCCTTCGTCTGTGAATCAAACGTTGGATTTTCAATATCACATCTTAAAAACAGCATGAGTTGTTCTTTAATTGTGCTAGGTTTAACTTCAATCTTTTTCTTTTTCAGAATATATACGGTTAATTTTCTAATAATTTGATTTAATATATATTCTACGTGCTTTCCACCTTTTGAAGTAAATATTCCGTTGACAAACGAAACTTGTGTGAACTCTTCTTTTGGTGACATACATACCGCATATTCCCAACGTTCGTTGGATTCTTCATGGATGCGAAGAGTATCTGTTTTGTTGCCGATGTATAGATCCACATATTGTTGAAAATGTTTAACTGGAAGCAGTTGATTATTAAAATGAACCTTTACTTGTTTATTGGTAATTGCGGCAATATCATATACTCTTCGTTTGAACAACGCTTTCATATCCTCCCCAAGACCAGCAATACCCAATCGTTTATAGTCGGGTTTAAAGCTAACCGTGGTGTATGGTTTTGTGGTACATTTCGTAATCGTTGGAGTACCTATTTTGGTTAGGTTGTCTGAAAATTCTTGAACGTATTTAAGTTTACGAATATGATCTACTGTCTCTATTTTACCCCACGTAGACCAAATAAGTACCAGTTTAAAACCAAATCCATTTTTACCTCCAACGATTTTTTTTTCGCTTTTATCGTAATTGGTGGAAGTTCTAAGATGTCCAAACACCAACTCTGGAATCCATATTTGGTGTTCTGGATGCATTTCTACATCAATACCATTCCCATCGTTGGTCATGGTAATGGTGTCATCGTCTGAAATAGTAAAATTAATATTGGCGACCGGAAGTGCGTTAACCACTTGATTTTGAATGGCTTGTTGTTGTCGGACGTGATGATCTCGGCAATTCACCACACCTTCATCAAATAATTTATACAATCCCGGAATGATATTTAGTTCTTTTGCGACAATGGTATTGGTTAGGTCATCAAATACATAGGATTGGAAATCCGTTTTTTCCATAGACCCAGTATATGTGTCTGGGTTGTCCAAAACATGTTGTCTGTCAGATTTTTTCTGGTATTTGTTGGCGAGATCAGTCATATTCACTAGTGATAATTAATACTGTACATTTTAATACGTATTTCAATTTTATATAAAATATCAGGATACATTATATCATGTTTTTATTTCAAAGCAAAAACCCACGAGTATACGTATGTAGATGTGATACTACTTCTACCACCAAAACTTCCAATATAGTTGGTGGAACCTCCAATATACCTAGTTATTTAGTGACAGACTCGTTTCTTTATTCCACATTAGTAAATACATCACGATACCAACATGCCAGTAAAGTTAGTTTTAAAAACAAGTCGCAAGATATGAATAGCTTTGGTAGATGGGAAGGTGCACCAAGTGGGTTTGGAGCACCACCTAAAAACCAATTTTAGAGATTTATTTTCTAGATATAATGTATAATGGGTAAAAGAATACAAAAACATTCGGATGGCTTGTACCACGCAAACGGAAGCACATTTGAAGAATTAATTGGTACACGAGCAAAAGTATTTCACGGAACCGCATACAAAACTACCGGTGGTTTAACTAAATCTGATCTAGAACAAAATAAAAAAACTGGACGCATTGTTTCTAAAAGAAAGGCAGCGGATGCTCGTAAAACAAGACGTCTTGAAAAAGCTGGTTATAAACCTGTGAAAGGAAAATTTGTAGTCATGCGTAAACACACGAAATCTTCTAAAAAGAAATCTAGTAGAACGAAATAAAATATGTTTAGTGATAATTGGAAAACACATTGAATGGTAGATTTGGTTCATACCTACGAATGCGTACCATATATCGGTCACGTCCACCATTATGTATGTAGTCTCCCCATTCTGAGATAGATGTAATATCTATATGAAGCATTGTATTATACATGTAGCTCATATAGTCTAATTTAAATCCACTAATAGGAATCATAACATTGTAATAATGTAGATCATTGTCTAGAACATTATTGTCATATATCGTTTCTATATACATAACAGGATTAACGTATTGCCTATCTTGATTGATCCTAAACAAAATTCTGTCATACGTTGGGCCGAGCCACGAAGACACCTGTGAGGCACACCAGTCATCTGGAAATCCTGCTTCACGTTTTAGCCATACCAAGGTGTCATCGGTTAACATGCTAATCAAAGGCATACGTTGTTCTGGATGAGGGTGATTGTTCAACAATTCGTAATAGTGATTATTATCTGTCATTCTTATGTATTTTATTATATACATAAGAACTATTTCAATTTTATATACATATACAGTCTAGTTGTATAGAACCATCACTAGAAGCTTTATCTCCCAATAATTCCGTTGTTATTTTTTCAAAACACTGTTTACTCATTAGCAGTGTATTGTGTTTCCATTCAGAATACATATAATAAGCATCATATAAGGATGTAGGGAGAGTATCTTGTTGTTTAATGTGTATAAAAAACATTTCCACGTCCAATCGTTTATCCCATAAGTCGCATGACATATTATGAAGGTATTTGTCCTTTTCAATACACAGATCGGTGGATACATGATATTTCAACAGGTCTATAATAAATTCTGGTGTAACGATGGAATATGATTTGAAATTTGGATAGGATACAAGAAACAACGCAATGACTTCATCAATTTCTAATTCAGGTGCATTGTAATCTTCTTTTATATGCTCATCGCAAAATGTACAAAACGATGATACAATTGGTAGGTATCGGCTAGTAACACCTATGTAACACTCTGAAGTGTTGTCATAACTCACATTGTTTTTCAAGAGTTCTCGTGTAAATACGTCATTAAATATTATATTAGGAACATTATGTTCGTCAAAATATTTTTTAAGGATAAAATTCATATTTTTGTTTGTAATTATTGCGATAGAAGATTCATGTAATGCTTTGTGTTTAAAATTGGCAACCAAGGTTTCTGTAGTCAAGTGTTTAGAAAAAAATATATTATCACGCATGGTGTGATCAATAGACGTATTCGCAAACACGTCTGCACTGACATACTTTTGCGAATAATGGCTAGCAACACACAATAAATCCAGCATATTAGAACTATCAAACACGGTTGTAGAACCCGCCATATTACAGTGAAAGAAACGTGTGTCTGTGTATTCGTGTCCGTAATATTTTAGTTTAAAATTAGAAAGAATATTTGAAATACCAAAATAATTATAATAAGTACTTTCTATCTCACGCATGACTCCTTTTAATATACTTGGTACAATGTAGGTATTTTTTTTGTTTCCATGAATAGAATCACCTACTGCTACTAAAAAATGCTTTGCGGAATTTTTAGTAAGCATAAAATGGGGCATCAATTTGGCTAGCACAGTTTGTATCGTGATGGAATTAGGTATGGTTGATAGAGGAGATTTATCCTTCAACATTTTAATTATGGTATTTTTAAGTTTGTGTTTCCAAGCGTGTAATTCAGGTTTTTTAGTTAACATAGTCAATATTTCGTGCTGAATATCGTCTTCACTTACTTGTTTGAAATGAACCCCATCATATTTAACAAATAGTTCCTGTTTACTACAAAAAAAATAGTTATTTACGGCAAGAAATTGTTCTATAAATTTATCACCAGAGACAGATAGGTGGTGTTTTCGTGTATTTCTTTCTTCATAGGTTACTTGTGCTGAAGACAAAGAGCTTGGTAATTGATGTATAATGAAGGTTCTTAACCTATTCATAATGTATTCATTACCCTCGTATAGACGAAGCATTTGATCTAAGGTTTCGTGTAATTCAGTCATATTATAATATCATAAGTGATCCGTTTAACTAGATTTATTTAAACACATTTTATGTTATGCTAAACACCGGTATAGAACTGAGAAAATTGAAATATTTTTCAATATTTTGTCATAGTTGTACCCAATTACAAAAACCTCCAAACGACATGTCTCGCAATACGACCATGCTGGACAATACGAACGACATGCAGCGGAAGCTTCTTGAAGCAAGCAAGCGGACTCTATTGGCTTCTTTTGAAGAACAAGAGATACAATGCGAGATGAACGGGACAAAGCTGTACTTTCCAAATCAAGAAGCTACTGCCGAAGCGGTGGTCAATATTATCCTCAACGAACCGAGCATTGTGTTTCAACTTGTAAAAGCAGAAACCCAAACAGGTAAAACTGGATGCATGATAGCTGTCATCAAATTGTGCTTTACACTCGCAGGATGTGAACTCAATATAAATCCGCAGAACATCATAATCCTTACTGGAATCAGCTCCACTGATTGGCGTGATCAGACAAAGGATCGGTTTCCAAGCGTACTTGAAAAAATGATATTTCATCGCAATGACTTGAAGAAATTAGGCGAAAAGCTAACTGGTCTTCGGGACGTGCTGATTGTCATGGATGAAGTTCACATTGCTGCCAAAGAAGGTATGACCATTGACAAGATGTTAGAGAACATAGGGTTCAAAGACATGAACGTGCTTCGTGAACGGAATATTAATTTTATTGAGTTTTCGGCTACCCCAAACAAAGTGATGGAAGACATGAACAAGTGGGAAGGATATACACAGCAGCACGTGATGCAATCTGGTACCGGTTACAAAGGCGTCCGACACCTACTTGAAAATCGGCGTGTATTTCAAGCAGAAGATCTATTCATAGACTATAATCCAGATACATCCATGAATGCAGATGAACGTGACCTGCGATTGCGAAAAATCCATCCTGCATATCAAGCTTTAGAGGAGTTAAAATCAAAGATCGACACCACATACTCAGAACCCAGATATCATATTGTGCGTCTACCCTCTGGGGAAAAATTTAACACAGTGATGACGAGATTTCGTGACACATTCGGACACCGGCAGTTTGACCACATTGCATGCCACTCTACTTCGGAAAACAACGAGATCCAGACCGTCATTAAAGAGCTACCTAGTAAGCACACTATTATTTATATTAAAGAGCATTTACGTTGTGCCGTGACATTACATCCTAAGAACACCATAGGCATTTTGTACGAACGCATCTCCGTGAACGACGACGTTATGATACAAGGACTCGCAGGGCGTGCGACGGGCTACAATGTACCAGATGATATGCTAGTGTATACGAACATTGACAGTCTCAAACGATATAACCGTGTACTGGACTCGGGATTTACTGATATGGGCGACTTTACCTATCAAGGAAAACGCAACAAGTGTAAGTCTAAACCGACTTTTATGTCACAATACGGATTTGCGAATAATGACTATGCCGCCACTGAAGAATCAGAACTTGAACCCGATTACAAGCGTGTGTTAGTGTTTCCAAGTCTACAGGAAGCAAGAGAGTTTGGACTTACCTATTTCGGACATAAATTTAACAAACCTTCCAACCAAGCTCCATCTGAACTGCGTGTTCAAAATGGCGCAAATCCAACAGCTGATTACATAAAACGCCGATTTTGGGGGATCCACGACAAAATTCCTATCCGCATGTGTTTGACCGATCAACAACAATTCTGCGTATGGTGGAGCATTAAATTTCCTCCCAAAGAGACAGAAACCTTTCATTCCACACCAGACGACATTGAAGCTGCTTATCAGAACATGACTGGATATCATGTTATGTAACAAAGACAATCGTCCTAATTATAAAAACAAAAAACAAAAAACAAAAAAAACAAAAAAATAAAAATAAACAACTTTTTTTTATTGACACATAAGATATCGTGATTCAGTTAATTAACATGAAAGAAGTCTTCTATGGAAGTATTTCCCTTGCTTTTATTGATTATCCGGGTCAAGTAATGATCAAACAACAATGCTTTCACCTCTTTATTTCTCAGATTATCTACTTTAGTTTCATACACATGTATGTCTGGATGTTTTTCTTTTAATTCACGTAGTTGTTTATTCCAAGTGCGTAATGTTACTCCTTTTAAATTCTTAAAAGCTTTCATCTTTTCTAATACCAGAGCAAATACCTGTTGTACAGGTTTCATGATTTGGTTTGTAATATAATGAGCATAATCAATCTCCAATTCTTGCTCTTCTATATAACTGGGTTGTTCTATTCTATCCCCTTGAAGAGCTTTTTTGTTATCGTTTTTAAAATACGCAAATGGAATTCTATCGCCTACGCTAGGTTTATTACCAGGATCTCTTCGCCCCATTCTATCCGCAAGCACTTTATGTGCAATTTGTTTCGGGTTTTTATAACTGCCCCGAAGTGACTTTGTGATAATCAATTTACTCAACGGAACCTGTCCCTCAATAAGTCCTTTTATTGATTTTTGTAAAAAGTCAGAAGCTTTTTCAATATCTTTGTCTTTCATTAATATGTCAATGATACCGCCATATACTTCTTTTACTATTGGAGCATTGTCTCGTCGTTTTAATACAATGCCCATAGACTTCCGCTTACATACATCGGGGTTATCTTCATACAACATACCTACGTATCTTTTTTTTGAAAGTAGACAAAATGGAAGAAATGTTTTTTCATATTCCAGATCATGAGGATGTTTTAAAAACGTAGATGCTAATTTACCAGCTTGTTTTGCTAATTCAATTGTGATTTCTAGTGCTTTTTTATGTTTGATAGGTGTTCCATCTGTTTCTTTTAAATTAAATTTAAAGAATACAGAATCAGTATCTCCATACACATATTCCGCATTCGTAAGAACGTTACCATATTTAGTAGTAGAAACGATACGGTTGTGATATCCTTCTTCTATCACTCGTTGAGCATACAATAACAATTTACGTCCAGTGGCAGTAGTGGATGCAGCCACGTCTTTTTCATAAAACGTGCTTGTTTTAGCACCGGTCTGACCATATATAGAATTAGCAGTAAGTTTAATGGACAATTGTCTTTTGTCTAAAACGTTTTTCATAAAATCATCTGTTTGCAATGGAATTTGCTTTCTAGTTTCTTTTCTTGCGGCTAAACACTCTTTTAAAATTGCAGGCAAAATGCCGAGTTCTCCGTTTGGAAATTGTGCAAATCTACACGTCTTGTAGCCTACTTTTACCTTTTCCAAAGCAGATTTTAGATTATTATTCTTACGTTGCCATTGGTATGTATCATAAGTAATATTGACGTATTTATAACCATCAATATTGTCATATATAAATTTACCATCTTCGTCTTGAACACCTTGTGTTTCAATTAATACATCCTGTAAATTGTAATCTTTTGTCCAAACTTTACTATCAGGAGATATATTTTCACTTATCATAGAAGAAGGATACAACGATCCATAATCCACACATGCAACTGGATCATCTAGGTATAAATCACGTTTTGGGGGTAATACAATCGCACCTTCATAACTATCATTACTGTTTCCTTTGTCTAGTACTGGCATAAGGGTTCCTTTCTCACGACATTTCTTAGCGATATAGCTAGTTAGTTTAATGCCTTGACCACGTAAAACTAAAAACTCCATAGGGACGCTACATAAACTCGCCATTTCAATATACCCAGTAATTACATCTATTTTATTCATTAAATAATGGACCAAATTACAATCCTGAATACAATATTTTGCGATTTTATACCGTTCATTAGGACCTTCGTTGGTCATTCTAAAAATATCTTGGGGGGTGACATCGTCTTTTGCCAGACCCCATCTTACTTTTTTATTCATATCTGGAGATTCTATTCCATGTATATGAAACGAGTGAGACTCGTGGTCTATGCGTACTACTTTACATTTTATCCCATCTTTATAATAATCCACTGTATGCGAGTGTTCTTCAAAATTAATGTAAGAACCAACTTCTAAACCAGAAAGATTTGTACTATAAATGTGTGTATCTCCGTTTTCATGTTGAATAGACTTCACATAGTCTCCTATAAAATACCCAGACACATAATCTAATTTGTAACTGGTCAAATTATAGTCACGCCGAAAGAAATTATACATGTCTATGTTTAACCTACCGTTCATTTTAATAAATTTAAGATCGTGTTGTCCAGAAGCTATCACTATAGTATTCTCTTCTATATTGGTTTTTCCGGTTTTCCAATCTTTTTTCCAACAAATTTCATTCATGTTTCTTGATAATTTTAAGAATTCGGATATAATACCTAATTCCTTACTTCTAGAATACATGAATGGATAATCAAATCCAAATATATTATAACCAGTCACTATATCTGGATCTTCTTGCGTGATTAGTTTAGTCCATGCTAACATGGCTTGTTTCTCAGTAGCATAAGTTTCAATTACCATGTTCTTTACTTCTTTCAAGTCATTGCAACTTCCCACTACAATACAATGATTTAAATACGGTTCTTTTTCACCATATTTTAAAAATGTGGTTCCGATGAAAGTAACTTCATCACCTTTTAATGGAGGAAACATACTGGTCAATTCCTTCGTAATAGTGTTGATTTTTGTTTCTCTGTCATGTTTATCGCTGTTCAATACATCAATAAGTGATAGTCCATCTACTATTTTTGCTTTTTTTTTCTTAATATACATTTTCTCTTCTACAACATTCTCTTGTAAGGTTGGCTCTTCATGAATACTTTCTTCGTCGTCACTCTCGTCCAGAACGTCTTTTATGTCTTCTAGATTGCCATCGTTTTTTTTTATTATTATACAATACAATCGTTCTAGTAAATCATCTATTGTATTCTCGCTAGGTTGTACTAATGGATATACCCTGTTTACATTGAATACAGGATCGTAAGCATATCCAAATGCTGTTTTTATAATATTATCCATTCTATCTAGTGTATTATCCGAGGTATCATCGTGCCATACATCTACCATGTCTTGAGCTAATTTTTTGTAATTTTTTTGTGCCAGAGGAAAATCGCCATGACTGCTGGATGCTTCAATATCAAAACTAGCAATCTTATATGGAATGCGTGTTTCATTATCATGATCGCTTATAATCTTACGGTAATCAATCGTCACTTCGTAATTACACGAAGTGCTTTCTTTTTTGGTCAGGATAGCGTGTTTTAATGGAAGTTTAATCCATCCTGATGGCTTTATATTTTTAATATGAAACAATCTTAACAAGGGAGGAATTTGAGCTTCATACAATTCCGTTTCAAAGCCACAACACTTGAAGGTAGTAAGATAACGTTCTTCTTCGCTAGAAGTTTTTTGCGTGTATTTATACCAAATATTTTTAAATTTTCTCATAGCTTGTTGATTTACAAAATCAATCCTAATAAATTTACAGGGTTTACCTGTGTCAAATCCATATAATTTTTTACGTTTGATCAACGTGGTTTTCACAATCGTATTTTCAAAGTATTTTGATTTAACTTGTTTATATAATTCATTGACCAAAGTTTGTTTGTGTTGTACATTCCAATCATCTGATACTCTTACATAAAAGAATGGAGTAAATCCTGTAACATATACGGTACAAGGATCTCCTATTGCGTTTAATCCAAACATTTGTACCATATACGGGCGTTCTGAACAAGGAATAAACTCGCCAGTATTATCCTGATAATCATAATCATTAAAGGTGGTTAGTTTTATAGTAAGAGTAGTCATATCGTGATGGGATTTATATATGTAATCTAATAGAGTAATATCTAATTCATTTTTTTATATTATTCCATCTCGTGTAACTAAATAAAGAGTAACAGATATACAACTGTAATGAATATTAGCACATCACATTTTGTAGATTATATTGAAAGTGAAAATAACCAACCGCTTCATCCAAGACTACATAAAATATACGATGAGTTTCCTTTAGAAGTGAAAGATCTTAAAAATATTATATTTTTTGGTCCAAAAGGTGTTGGAAAATACACGCAAATGCTTCGTTCCATTGTCAAGTATTCACCTTCCAAACTAAAATACGATAGAAAAATAATTAATACTTGTGGAAAATCCAGTTACAGTTTAAAAATAAGTGATATACATTTTGAAGTGGACATGTCTTTATTAGGATGTAATTCTAAATCTCTGTGGAATGATTTATATAATCATATCATAGATGTTGTTTTTACAAAACCAAATAAAACAGGTATAATTGTATGTAAATGTTTTCATGAAACACATGGAGAGTTATTAGATTGTTTTTACAGCTATATGCAAACCTCACAATATAATTCTCATAATATTAAGTTTATTCTTATTACAGAAGAATTAAGTTTTATTCCTGAGTGTATTATAGATACATGTCGCATAATAAGAATACCTAGACCAAATAAAACACAATATAATAAATGCTTATTGAAACCATTAAGCAAAGATATTAAGTTAAGCAACATTACAAATATTAAAAATGTAAATGTGGACGTTACACAGCTCATGAAACCATATGAAGTTATATGTAATGATATAATCAACGTTATTGAACATCCTGAAAAACTAAATTATACTGAAATGAGAGATAATTTATACGATATATTGATTTACAGTTTAGACGTGAATGAATGTGTATGGCATATACTTACTGTCCTAATAGAGAAAGATCTGATAACAAAAGACCATATATCTAACGTATTATTAGAAACATATAAATGTCTACAATATTATAACAACAATTATCGCCCAATTTATCATTTAGAGAGTTTTGTATTTTACCTAGTAAACACTATTCATGGATTTTCATAAAGCATGTAATACGTTAGGATTATCTGTATCTCAATTAAATAGCAAAACTATTAAACGAGCGTATTTTAAACTGGCGTTAATATGGCATCCAGATAAAAATCCTACAGACGAGGCATTACACAAATTTCAAGACATTAAAAATGCATATGAATTTTTAATGTATGAAGAAGATCATTTTGAACACGATTATTCTGCTATAATTTCTAATTTGTTAACGCACATAACAGGATTGAACATGACATATGACGAATTATTAACTATCCTTTTAGACATTCGTAACGAATATACAGATAACCTAAAACAAGTATTCCATTCCATAGAGTACGTTAAGTGTATAAAGCTTTTAAATTTTATTATAAACCATGCTAGTATATTTGGGTTAGACGTTCAATTACTTACTCGTATTAAACAAGAACGCATAAATAACGGCATTATTGTTGAACCAACCATTGATAATATTATGAATCGTGATATTTTCAAACTAGATTTAGGGGACACTGAAACGTATTATATTCCATTGTGGCATGATGAACTAGATTATAATAATGAATTAGTGGTTAAAATACGACCACTTCTTCCTCCGCACATCCAGATGGATGATGACAATAATATACATTATTACCATAACATAAATAATGATGAACACGATATAGGCGATACTATATATGTATATATAGCAAATCACCAGTTTGAATTGCCATATTCCTTTTTATCCACTTTTTGTTTTCCAAAAAGAGGTATACCAAAGATAAATACAGAAGATATATTTTCTATCATGTGTATTAGTGATGTAATCATACACATTACGTGTATATGATTGTTTTCTCAATATAAGTTAAAATGGTACATCCTTTTGCACGTACTATATTGAATAATGGGTATGTTTATGTGAATGGAGGTTCACCTTTCAAACCTAATACCATGGACCCTGGCGGATCTCTTGTATCCTCAAAAAAAGCCTATAATACAAATGTCTACAAACATAAAATAGGTGATTCTAGCGAAGTTATTGCCAATAAACGCCGATTAGCCATAGGGAAAAATTCTAATAGGATAGGTGTTTCGTATGGAGAGGCTAGTTCGTATTCTAATTATAATACAAATGATGTGAAACGTGCGTTGAGGAAGGCACGAAGCAGTGGATATGTGTCTCCACCGAAAAAAAAATATGTGAAATAGTATGTAATTATTATAATGGGTTATTTATAGTTTATTCTTTGCGACGGATAACTCGCTTTTTTACCACCTTTTTGGCATCTGGTTCTTCCACAGCCAACACGACTGGTTCTGGATCTTTAGCAATTTCTTCTTCTGGTTCTTCTTCTTCATCGCTTGCGACAATTTCAACACCTCCGCCACTTGATACTTCTGATGATTCAAGTGTATCGGTTTCTACAGTAGCTGTGTTCAGACGTGTAACTTCGTCTGGGGTGAGATTGATAAAACATTTACCTGAAATAGATGCTTTAGGTTTCACGAGTGCTTGATGTAACCTCCATGTAATGCCGAATTTACCATTGACGAAATACACACCTCCACACTTAATAATTGTAGCAACTTGGCACCCCTTAGGGATGAGATCTAGTGGCGTTACGTCACTTTCAACCGAAGATCCATACAAAGGCTTTTGTTCTACATCATAAATTTCACACTTGAATTTTTCGTCCCAACAGTCTAGTTTTACACGAAGGGTAGGAGAGGCACCTTCACGGCGTTCACCGGTTTCATTGTCTTTAGGCCAATACAGCATAGGATTAAATAGTACATCTACTTGAGAGGAAGTAAGTTTAGCTTTGTTAAACCATTCTTTTGAATAAGTGATTGCGTCATTTTTCACTTGTTCTTCCATGGCTTCAATGGCTGCTAGAACTGCCTTAGTCTGATCTGTTGCATATTCTTCTTTTGGGAACTGTAATGACATATCGTATGTTTCACGTCCTGTTTGCTCATCCTTACGCATGTTCACTCCCCAAGTTAGCATAAGCGGCATACTGAGATGCAATTGACGATTGCTGTGTTTATTGTTTACCCTTACCGATTTGCCACCTGCTTTATTCACAATCGGTTTAGCATAAGCAATGTCATTAGAAGGAATGAATTTGGTAGCTTCAAGGATCATGTTGTCGTTGTTAGAGGCGCTCATTATCTGGTTATGTATATTGTTATAACACTCTTTCTCTATTTCAATTTTTTGATAAATGTTATTAAATCCAAACTAATCTCATGTGAGGAAGGTGACAAATACCTATTTATTTGGTAATATATAATATAATTATGAAATAGTTTTTCATAATTATATCAGTAATAGTTCATTGCTTGATAAATGTGTATACAATTAGTATTTCAATTTACTGATTTAAATAAAAAATTGATTCTATAATACTATTTATATAAATGTCAACCAAAAAAAAATAATGATTATAGCCGTTAACAATAATAATTTATATTATTATTGTGGAGAAGGTGAATGTAGTGTGTGTTTTGACACTACTAGTGGTAGTAGTAGACAATTCTATACTTGTTTAAATATTGGCACACATTATTTGTGTAATTATTGTTATATGCAATGGCATAGACAACATCCACGTAATGGATGTCCTACTTGTAGAGCACCTCATAGAGATAGACCTTAAACTGCTACTGGCTTAGGTGTAGCCTTTGCAAAATGAGGACTCATGAACTTTTGCAAATTAAAATATGTAAGCTCATCCTCTGAGCTTAGTTTCAACAAAGACTTCAATTTTTGATCGGCAAGGATACGACGCCCGTTGGTCGGATCCTGCAATTTGTGTTCACGAATGTAACAGTTGATTTCCTTAGTCACATCTGTCCTTGCCAATTCAGTTCCCTTGGGTTTGTTCAAAAACGATGCAAGTTCATTGCTAATCAGTGTTGGCTTAACAAATCCGCTAGGCTGACGATTGGCCTTCGCATTCTTGCTCTTCTTCTTTGCTTTATTTGCTTGCTTGAGTTCACGTGCAGTTTTTTTCTCTAAAGTTCGCAAGGCGTTTTTAAGAGATGTCACGTGTTGGTTGAGTTGTTGTACTTGGGTAATAATTGAAGAAAACTCTTCTGACAAGGAAGTTTCTAGAAGAACATCGCTACTCTCTTCTAGTGGAAGCTTTTCTGTTACGTCACTAGATTTCACGGGATCACTCTTTGATTCAGCTGTTTTTGGAGTGGGCATTTTTTTCACAGACACCTTATTTTCAGGAGCTTGCGGTTCTGGTTGTTGTTCGGGCTTCTTAACACGGGGCATTCTTATACATTATCCTTAAGATATCTATTTAAGTGTTTTAACGCATAATAAACTATTATCAATACCTAATGTCAAGTCATATCTATGTCAATACAATGAAACCGATTGATATAGCCATGGTAAACTGATTGCAGCAGATTCGCTTACCAATGTAAGTGCGCATAATACAAAATTGGCACCCAAAGAACGATTTTCAATGTCCGATGCAGTCAAAACCATATTTTGTATGACTGTAAGACCTAATTGTCTAACCTGATCCATCTCTAATGTTGGTAATATATTTATAGACATTCCAGCAAATGGATTGCCGTGTGGAGGACATATTGACATTTTTACACTTGCGGAAAGTTCCGCTCTATAACACCATATATCTAGCAACTCTCTTACAAACCGAATTACATTTAATCTTGACAAGGATACATACCATGTATGATCAGCATAATTTCCTAATTGATTAATCTCTTGAAATACATTAAAACAACGTGTTTCAAAATCGTTACTGTTATGTAATGATTCTATTGTTGTAATCACACGATTAAAATATGAGCCTGAAAACTTATATATTAATTCGCATTTTTTTTCCAAGTCTGTAGGAAAAATATTTCTATTATATGGATTGCGATGAGGCTTGTGAGTTTTCAACCAAAGATTATATAATGACAATAGATCAAAACCGTAAATTTTACCATCCTTGTCTGTAAAACTAACAAATTGTTCAATTGATATATCACTTACTGGATCCATCGTAAAAAAATCAGATTCATTTACACACAAACTTCTATTCATAAATGCAGGACCTTTCGCATGTATGTATTTTCTCAACAAATGATCTTTATAACACCATTGTATCTTTTGTGCATAAACATAATATTTTAAAAAATCATATAAACGGGTTATTAATACAACTTTTTTTCCTGTTACTTGTAGTTTATAATGTTTACACATATGTTTCAATTGTATTACTTGATACTTAGTGGTATATAATTGATCTTGGTCACCAGGTTTTAATATGCTTATATTTTTGTCACGTTGTTTTATTTTGGATTTGCGTTTATTACCAGTTTCTTCTAGTGAAGTTGACATTATTATATATAAATATAATATATCTTTTATGTAGATTAATCTTTACGTGTTATATAAATACAAACCCGTGTTTTTCCAAAAAGAGTTTGGTACCTAATAAATCATACGTATTCGTTATTTTTTCAGGGATTGTATCAATGCTATTCGTATCAAAAATTTGTGTAATAGATTGAACTTTATTAATATTTGTGATATGTCCTTTTGTATGCATCCATTCCATATATCCCAATAGAGAACCTTCTTGTTTATATTTCATGAACAGTACCAAAGCTTTTTGTAAATGAATTATATTATCTATGGTTGAATTATAATCTGTTCCGGATATAATACATATATCTCTGAACTCTTGAATGGTAATATCAAGCGTTTGTAGAATACCGTTAAGATCATAGACAACTACCGTTGAATTTAATAATGACAAATAACGCAATACCTTATTGCATCCGTAAACAAACATATCCATATCTTCACTCATACATGCATACGCTATATTTTGTTCTACTAATTTAACACATATGACATCGGATTCCCCTTGGCATTCATAATAACTAACTCCCATTAATCCAAGAAGTGTTTTTACATTCAAAATATCTTTATTGGTCACTTTAACAAATTTTTTACGCAATTGGGAAAGTTCTACCGAATTGGATCTTTCACCGGTTTCTTTGATACGATTGTATTTTGCTTCTGCTTGTTTTTTTACACATCGTCGTTGTTCTATTGTTTTGTATTTCTCCATAGGCGGTTTACCATCAAACACAAAGAGCGGAATTATTTCGTTATATTTAAACAACGAAATCATATGATAAAAACCATCTATTAATTCACTTTCTTCACCGTTAAATTTATATAAATAAATACTCGTATCTATCGCAATGGTTTTTCCTTGTAATTCCCATAATGCGACTTGGTAAATGTTTTTAGAACATGTGTTGCGTAAAAACTTATTTAATCCTTTGATACCCATTATATTATCTTTATCTCCAATGTAGTAATTATTATTAATCTCAATTTTTCCACTAAATATCAACCAACGTCATGCGCAATCCAAAAGATCTAAGAGATAGTTTTGAACATTCCTTCATTCTGTTTATACATTCTATATTATGTAATGCTGACAACATATATGTTTTAAATGTTTGTGCTCCATCAGGACTATTGTTAAATTGGAGTATTTGGGCATTGTTGATTAAACACCACTCTATAAACGTATACGGATTACACATAAATGCTCCGCATAACACATAATACGCAAACGTATTCGTGTTCTCTTTATACTCATAAAAAGATTCAGATTCTATCACTTGAGAATAGGTGAGATTCATAAACGCTAACACACGATAAGTTTGTATCGTAGAAAATATACTTTCAGCATGTATGGTGAACTTAAATATGCGTTGAAAATCGTTTTCGTTATGGCTATTCTGAATTGCACTATATACTGAATTTATTATTCTAGCCCACATTTCTACATATGCTTCACATACTTTGATAGATACGTTTATTGACAAGGCATTAATTACGCAAGTATCTAAAATGTCTTCACTCGTAGACATTGGTTGGAGTCCATATGCATGCATACTTTCATGTACAAACACTTTAAACCATTCTTCCATTCTAAATATCACAATTGTATTATTGGGAGAACATACATAAGAATATCCAGAATTTACATTGTTTGGATTTAATATTCTTTCGTTATTTTCAGGGAAGTCTTTTTTAAAATCTGTAAAATATATTTCTATAGTATTAGACCCTTTACAATTATGATCAGCATATTTATTACACACATATAACCACGAAAACATTTTATGAGCAATTTGGTTTAATTCGTCGTTGGATATAGGATTTCCTCGTATAACACCAAGTTTTAATGTGATCGGTTGATTATTTATAGATCCTTTGTAACTGGTTTGTGAAATCATATGCTCCTTAATATTTTCTTGAATATGTTGAGGCATAAATATAGGCGAAAATGACCCTGACGAACCAGATGAAGTATTGTAATCTACGTATTTGTCTTGATGTAACATATGTTTGGTATGGGTCATACCATCCAATACATCTTTGTATAAACGTGACAATACACTTGGTATATTATTTGATATTCTAAGTGAATCTGCATCTTGTATTATATGTAGGATGTTATCTGCCAATGGTTTATAATGAATACTATATTCCATATTATATAATTATTTATTATTTAACAAGTCCTTTCTAACCATCATAAGCGATTCTAATATTTTTGGCGGAGATCCTCTAACAAAACGCTGTAATTTGGCATCTTTTGTAAGCATCAAGATTTGTTTTAATTCTTCGTGCTGACTAAACTTTGCCATCAATGCCTTTTGCATAACCTTTTTCTCTCTGCCACCATAAAAATTTGGATCAATATGAATAGTAGAAGGTCTAATTAATTTCCCTTTATATTTTCCACTAATACTTCCAGCTGACTTGGCTACACTAGGTTGTTGTGACAATTCTCCTTCTGGATTTACATCACTCGCAAATGTAATATAAAATTGAGGATTATTCTCTTTAAATTTGGATGCTTGATAGTAATGTTCTACAGTATTCCATGTATGATCGTCCAACTGAAATGGTTGGTGCCAATAATTATCTAATTTTCTTCTCCAATTGGGTATAGCAGACAACTCATTAAAATTAAAGAGGTTTTCTTTATTTATCTCTTCGCCAGCACCCTTTCCTGGAGCGGGACCTCCAGCAGAAGCATAATAAAATTGAAAAATAGTGTATGGATCATATAAATTAGTTGCGTTCGTATCAAAATGATCTTCTATTTCTTGCTTATACGGAATATCTCCATCTTTATTTTTCATAAACTCACGAAATTCTGGTATTAAATAAAAAACACCAGCATTTTTCTCTAAACATTTGTCTAGTATTTTTCTCTTGACTTCGTATGGTATTTCATTAAACGATAATGCACCGTGTCCCTTGTATGTAATCAATCTATAATGATATCCTATGTATTCTAATAGAATATAATGCGATGGATTGAATACACCTGCTTCTTGTAATACAGTATCGTTTAACTGATTACATAATATAACATTATCCATATCATTGGATGTATAGGCTTCTCTACTAAACAGTATTAATTTAATATTGAAGATTCGTTCTAGTGTAGAAATAGCCCATGTCTCCCCCCAAAAATCACAAGATTGAATTTTTGTTTTAAATTCATCTAGACTAGTTACGCCTTCCATAAACTTATATTCATTTGCCATTTCACTAGTGTTTGCTTTTGATTTTTTTGTAATTTCATGTATTTCTTTGAGTTCTTTTGCTTGAGTGGTAAGTGCATATAACATATCTCTGTCTTTCGTTTTCTTACCACGATGTATTAATTCTTTGAATTCTTTTTCACGGGTCTTAATATCAGCGTTAATACTAACTAGTTCGTCGTGTAACATCACTTGCATATTACGGAACTCTTGAAATACTTCTTCAGTTGCGTTATCTGCAAGTTTTTTTCGTAAATCTTTTACAGTTATCATTTTTCCAATACGTCTAAGTCCGTCACGTATGGAAGCAAACAAACAATCTCCTCCGCCTTCATTTTCAACAATGCGATAATTATTGTTTTTCATGTATGTTTCAATCCAATCCTCGTTTTTATGTTTGCTGTATTGTTTTATTTCAAGATCCGATTGTAACTTGTATGACAAGTCCTCGTCGCTGTCGGAGTCGTCTTCATCATTGTCGGAGTCGTCTTCATCATTGTCGGAGTCGTCTTCATCATTGTCGGAGTCGTCTTCATCATTGTCGGAGTCGTCATCGTCGCTGTCACCGTCGCTGTCGGATTCTTCCGGATCGTCTAGATGAGGTTCTGTACCTTTATTTACTCCAACTATATTACGTAGATAATCTTCATTAACATATGAAAATAATAAAATAGATCCCAGTTTGTCTATATCAACATCACCATCATCATCTAAAATACTTGGCTGTTGATTAGACATGATTTCATACAATCCTATTTGCGATACCACAGTATCATTTTTAATAATATACACTGGATAATATACTATGTTCGCATCTAAAAACGAAAATTTTGGAAGTCCAATAGCAATAACCGAGGTTATATCAAACAAATTCATTTCATATAAATTTGCCTCATAATCTTTGTCTTCTTCTGATATATATTTTATTTCAGGATAATTTACAGTATCATTTAATTTAGATTTTACCATTATGTATATAATCCGCTATTAAAATATGGAATATTTCATATTAACGAAACTATTTATTAAGACAGTCTAATATATCCATATGCTTAAACACTGTTTTGTTTGACAAAGATACGTGTTCTTTTGTTTTCATGCGTGAAAACAATTGTACCGTATCTACCAGACTATCCCATTTATTCCACGAAGTCATTATCTCTTTACCAGTTATAATCATATTACCTGATATTTCAGATAATTCATCCACTATTTCGCTTTGTTTCTCTATTTCTATCAATGATAATATACGTAATTGTATATTGGATATAATCACACCAATATCGTGTATCTTAATGATATTATTCTTTGCTAAATTCACTAAAAATACTGCCACCGATTTCCTACGTGTGTTTTCTTTATTGTTTTTACAGAAAGCATCATAATCTATATCTGGATTACAATATTGTATGTTTTCGGTTTGTTCTTCAAATTGTGTTAATGTTTCTGTTAATGCTTTACGTAAAAAGTCATACTTATGGTATAATGAGGTAAATAAGTTTGCATACATCTCGGAATAAAATCCTGTTTCACTTACAATTGAAAATATCGTATCACCTAATGATTGTAACTCGGATGGATCCGTTGCGATTACTTTATCCAATTCTTCAATAAGGATTGGATACAGTGCTTCATAGGTATGTGAAGTAATTTTATTTAAGGTTTTACGAATTATATCCAACGATTTATCTATGCCAACACGTGCTATGCGTGGAGTGGGTGTAAATTGTCGAATGGTGTTCCAATTTTCATCAGACTCTTGTTTTTGTTTGTTTCGTCTGAGAGTATTATTCGTTTTATTTGAAAATTGAGGGGTTTTTACATATGCAGGAGAACCTACTCGCGATGAAATATGATTAATAATGTTTACAATGGGTTCATCTAATATATATTTTATTCCTTTGTTTTTAATGTCGTGTATGTCAGCTAAGGAATATTGTACTACTGTCATATCTATTGTAATTAATGACTTCTAAATAGGTTTATCTATATATTATCAAGATAATCGTAATGAACTTAAAAAAAATATAATACTTTATGTTAATGTCAAAAGAAGACAATGTTACAAGTATTGAACAATGGGATGAATTAGATATAAGTGTTGATCTTCTTAGAGGCATATATGCTTACGGGTTTGAAAAACCTAGTCCTATACAAAAAAAAGCAGTGTACCCTTTTTTAGCAAAAACAGATTTAATTGCACAGGCTCAATCTGGAACAGGTAAAACTGGTTGTTTTACCATTGGAGCTCTTTCCATAATAGATATAACTAATCATGCTGTACAAGTTCTATTACTTGCGCCAACTAGAGAATTAGCCTCACAAACAAAAAATGTATTGGATACTATTGGCGTATTTATGAAAGGCTTACGCACACAGCTGTTGGTGGGAGGCACCCCTACAGAATCATGTATTCGTTCTTTAAGAGACCATACGCCACATATTGTGGTTGGTTGTGCTGGTCGCATCTATGACATGTTACAAAGAAAAGCACTAGATGCTAAAACACTCCAATTAATTGTACTAGATGAAGCAGATGAGATGTTATCGCATGGTTTCAAAGAACAAGTCTATAATATTTTTCAATTTATGCCGAATGAGGTACAGGTTGCTTTATTCAGTGCTACGTTACCAAATGAAATACACACACTTACAGATAAATTTATGCGCAATCCTGTAAAGGTTCTTGTAAACAAGGAAGCATTGACGTTAGAAGGAATTAGTCAGTATTATGTTGCTATTGATAACGACCAACACAAGATAGAATGTCTCAAAGACCTCTTTGGATCTTTTAGTATATCACAATGTATTATTTATTGCAACAGTATTCAACGTGTTCAGGATGTATACAATGCTTTGTTAGAGGACAACTTTCCTGTAGGACAAATCCATTCGGGTATGGAAAAGGAAGAGCGCAATGATAGTTTTAACAATTTCAAAAAAGGGGTTACCAGAGTACTTATTTCTTCCAACGTCACTGCTAGAGGTATAGATGTACAACAAGTAAGTACGGTGATTAATTTTGATTTGCCACAATGTGTCCACTCCTATCTACACCGCATAGGACGCAGTGGTCGTTGGGGGCGAAAAGGGGTTGGTATTAATTTTGTCACACGCCGAGATCAGGTTCAGTTAAAAAGTATTGAGCAACATTATTCTACTGAAATCGTTAAAATGCCTGACAATTGGAATGATGGTATTGGTACATCATAACAAGTTAGTTTCTTTACATTATTATCTTGTTAATACAACATATGATAGATCCATTGCCAGACTCTGGATTTAGGATACCTATTTCTTATTTAAACAATAAAACATTAATTAAATCTGAACTCTCTAATGACCTAGAACTAACACATGGAGAACATCCATTATACCAATGCTTATTTAATGTAGAAGAGGATGATATTAAAAAAATGGCATTATCACAACATTCTAGATGGTATACCACCAATAAAAAATATCTTCGTGACACACAATCTGTCTTGAAAGGGGATATACCCTGTCCACCAAATCATGATGATATCAGTCAATTCAGGAAAGACAGTATGCCAAGAGAATCTTTTTTAGAGAAATACAACTACATAGAATGGGAAAAATTTCAGTTTATAAACAAACATCCTCAACTGTTACAATGGCTGAGTATTTATCATATATGTTCTCCCCTGATATCTTTGGCATTGCCAATCATTATGTTAATGATACCGTTTTTTTTAATACGCATACAAAATAATTCCATTTCTTGGAATACTTATTGTTATAATTTACAGTTAGTATTAAGGAATCATAGTCTAGGTCAAATATTTTACATAGGAAGTGCTACTTGGGATAAACGCATCATGATAGTTATTTCGGTCATATTCTATTTTGTTCAAGTATATTTTAATTGTACTTCTTGTGTAAAATTTGTAAAAAACATGACGACTATACATAAAAATATATCTATTGTAAAACAATATATTACAGAATCCATCCATTCCATGACTTATATTGCTAATGCATGGGGAAAATATGTCACATATAAACCCTTTATTGAGAAATGTAATGAGATTTTAAAAACAGCACAATCTATACAGTCAGAACTAAATAGTGTTACAGGCTTAACGATGAATATTTCAAAGGTAGCAGAAATTGGTAGAGTGATGCGTATAAATTACATGATACATATGGATCCTACTTGGAAAGAAACACTGGAATATTGTGTACAGTATAATTCATATATACATTCTATGCTTGCGATGAAAGATAAAATAGGAAAAGGCATACAATTTTGTAAATTTGGTAAACGTTCTAGTATGTTTAAAGCAATGACCTATCCACATATACCAACCGATCAAGCCATTTCAAACGATATTACATTAGATAAAAATATTTTGATCACAGGTCCAAATGCTGCAGGGAAAACAACTATATTAAAAACGATCATGATCAATCTCCTTTTGTGTCAACAATTTGGATGTGGTTATTTTAAACATGCTAAATTACAACCATATGATATATTAAGCAGTTGTATAAATATTCCAGACACCTCTGGACGGGATAGTTTATTTCAAGCAGAAGCTTCTAGATGTAAATGGATACTAGACGAAGTTACTAAACATAAAAATAAAAGGCAATTCTACATATTTGACGAATTGTTTTCAGGTACGAATCCATATGAAGCTATTGGAGCAGCCACAGCATATTTAAAATATTTAAATGTCCATAAAAATGTCTCGTTTGTATTAACTACTCATTTTTTAGACCTGTGTCGGTTTTTAGATACCACAACCAACATTACAAATATACAAATGCAAGTAAAGAATAATAATAATACATTTGAATATTCTTATAAGATCGTAGAAGGCATTTCTACGATTAAAGGAGGTATACAAATATTACATGAATTGAAGTATCCGTTATCTATCATTGAAGATAGCAGTACAATTATCAGCAAACTTACGATTTAATTCGTTTGTATATTATATAATTAATGTCTATTTTACATAGAAACCATGTTTATGCAAGAAGGAATGATGTTTATGGTAACCTCATGTTTGATGATATTGTTAGTAGGAGCAATTGTGTATTATTTTAATACACGAGTTTCAAATTTAGAAAAAGCTATTGTAAAACAAAATCAAGTGTTAAGTGATTTTATTGTTAACGTGAAAGGTAATGTAATGAATCAAGTAGATATAGCACCCCCGAGTGGGGCTAGCCCTGAAGCCATCGCAAATGCACAATCTATGTACCGTTATAGTAATCCTACGAATAAAATAGTTGTTTCCGAAGAGGATAATCTATTACAAAATGATTCGGACGTTTCTGACAGTGAAACCGACGATGACACGGATAGTGATGATGAAAGTAATGAGGATTCTGTAACCGATCCTGTAGAAGTGGAACAAATGGAGCCTGTAGAAGTGGAACAAATGGAGCCTGTAGAAGTGGAACAAATGGAGCCTGTAGAAGTGGAACAAATGGAGCCTGTAGAAGTGGAACAAATGGAGCCTGTAGAAGTGGAACAAATGGAGCCTGTAGAAGTGGAACAAATGGAGCCTGTAAATGTTCATGTAGAACTTGAAGATAAAGAAATAGAATATAACAAATTAAAGGTTTCGCAACTAAGAGAGCTAGCAAAAGAAAAGGGTTTGACTAATCACAACTTAAAAAAATCAGAATTGATTAAAGCATTATTAAAGGTATAATAATATTCTATATATAATGTAAATGAGTTGGGGTATGTGTAAGAGCGGTTCAAACAACATACATTTTGATTTCCCAGCTATCATGCAAGATGGACGCACGTATACTTCTTGGCAACCTGGAAGTAAAATAAGCGAAGAAATTAAGGAACAATCTGGAATTAAAACAAATTGGCAGTATAGACAATATATGCAAAACAATGCAGATACCATTATTAGATACAATCAACTTGCTTCTTGCGACGATTGCTGTGAGTCTACCGCAAGGTATGGAGTAGAATATGAAGATACCACTACATCGCCGTTTTTATACAAATCCTCTATAGATCCCAGTCAGCCGTTTGGATATAACAATGGTGATCTTAAATCGGAATATCTTTCCAAATACCAATTACAATGTAGATTATTTACACCTGTAATGAACCAAGAACAATTATTAAAAGCTGGTTATAAAAATTATAATTAATAATATGGTATAATTAATAATATGGCGAGAATGAAGTTAAACTTATTATACCATATTATTAATATTATGCTAATTAGCATTGATGTTGGTATTAAAAATTTATCTATATGTAAAATCAATGAGCATTCTGAGATTAATGAATGGGATGTCATTGACTTATCACAAGATAAACCTTCTATCATATGCGAATACGTAGGAAATAAAGGACAATGTAGACATAACGCTACATATACCGTCTCTGGAAAACATTTCTTTTGTAACCGTCATATTAAGAATAATCCACATACAAATACTATTGCGCCAGAAACATACTATAAAATGCTACACAAAAAAGTGTCTCCAAAAATAATTAAGGAATTAAATACATTATATTCTCTTAAAGAGAATACACAAGAGCAACTATTAAATCATATTTATAATGTAAATGCCACTAAATTATCCCCAAAACGTCATGCAAAAGATATTAATTTGATTGATATTGGGCGCACACTAAGTATAAAATTAACAGAAAACATACCGGATTTTTCAATTATTAAGACTGTATTGATTGAAAACCAAATTAGTCCCATTGCGACAAGAATGAAATGTATTCAAGGAATGCTCACGCAATACTTTATAGAGAAGGGTGTAGTGGATATTCATTTTATTTCTAGTTCTAATAAGTTAAAACATTACCAAGTACCACAAAAAACATATACAGAAAGAAAAAAATCATGTATCGCCGTTACAGAAGAGTTGTTGTCCAAAGATACAATAAACGGTAAATGGTTGACGCTATTCAAAACGCATAAAAAAAAAGATGACCTAGCAGATTCATACCTACAAGGGTTGTGGTTTTTAACATATCATACTAAACAAATTGCGTAGTCATAAACTTAAAATGATATATTTACTCTATAAACATGGAACCTGAACTTGTTGAACTGGTTGATATTCAAGACACCCACAACATTACCTTAAACAAATCGGACAACGATACTGCCGAACACATTAATTTATCTGATACAAACAAGAAACTGTCTACTGTAAATTTTGGTAGCGGTGTTGAATTATTAATGAACGACAAACGCAAAAACGAAACTAAAAAAACCACTAGTAATAGTGAAGGGGATATTAATCTATCAGACTTGAACGATCTGGAAGCAGAACTAAATGGATTGGTAAGTTCCACTTCCCAACCAGAAAGTTTGAAAGGAAAAACAAAATCAGGATTGTTTAATTCTATTCTAAATGAATCTGGTGGAGATAATAAAATGAAGATTGAAGAGCCGAAAGACACAAGTTCTCTTGTTGGAAGCATCCATATTGGCACTGCTACTGCTCATCAAAGTATGAATCAAGACAATAGTTTTAAAAAATTTAATAATATACCTATTTACCCAGAGATTCCTATACCAGAAACACCTAAACTATCTAACGAGGAATTATTAAAGCAAAAATTCACAATACTTAAGAAACTTGAATCCTTAGAAGCCAAAGGAGTAAAACTCAATAAAAAGTATTCTATGGAATCTAATTTACACGAAATGCAAGGAGAGTATGAAGTGGTTATTTCTGAAAAAGAAAAACACAACAGTGTTAAATTTCAAGGTAAGATGTTTATGGCAGCTATTACAGGAATTGAATTTCTTAATAATAAATTTGACCCATTTGACGTAAAACTAGATGGATGGAGCGAACAATTAAATGAAAACATAGATGACTATGATGAAATTTTTAGTGAGTTACACGAAAAATATAAATCTAAAGCTAAGATGGCACCAGAGTTAAAATTATTGTTTCAACTGGCTGGATCTGGTATAATGGTTCACATGACAAATACAATGTTTAAATCTTCCATGCCTGGAATGGATGATATTATGCGACAAAATCCTGAACTGATGCAACAATTTACGCAGGCAGCGGTGAATTCAATGGGTGAACAACATCCTGGATTTGGCGGGTTTATGAACAATTTCATGGGATCTTCGGCTAGAGACGTCCCTGATCCAAATATATCACAGGGTCCACCACCTGAAGCAATGAAAACTCGTGCGGATAAAAGTATGCGATCTCAAGTACCTGTAAATAGACCAGACATGTCTGCTTCTCGTGGTGATGGTGATGGCGTAAATATATATAATACCTATGAATCCATTCACAGTCCTCCTATGAAATCTATGCCTAGAACGGAAATGAAAGGACCCAGTGATATAGACAATATATTATCTGGACTTAAAACTAAACCTAAAACACCCCCACCTCCTACAACTCCAGTTATACCTGTCAAGGATGATAGCACTGTCAGTATTCAAGAACTGAAGGAGATGCAGTCGGCAAAAATACCTACACGATCTACTAAACGAAAAAAAAGTGAGAAAACCAGTATTAGTTTAGATATATAAACGATATAGTCAACATAGTCATTAATGTTAATAATAATATATTACAACAAATTAACGACTTGTTATTATGATCAATCGGTTCCTCAGTTGTTGGTTTTAAATTAGCGGGTGTATTACAACATATACACATTGTTTCGTTTTGGGGTTGTTTATCAATCCATTCTTGAATACAGTCTGAATGTACCATATAATCACAACTACATGGGCTGTAAAATATGTCAGATCCTTTTTGAAAAGATTGTGAATTTGAACATTCTTCATAACAAATGATACATTGTATATTGAGTGATTCTACGTCCATATCAAACGTAGTCGTTAACATGTCTATTCTTATATATAATTAATATTATGTCAATTTTATTTAATATTAATTATAATTTTATAGTATTGTTTATATTTGTGTGTTGAATCGTATAATATTTCAAAACACGTATATAACATTTTAACCATATGAAGATTATTATACGAATGTAATCATGCTTTGTTATCATTACTCTAATAGTTGTTGTATTTGTTTTTGTAAATCTCTAATTGCCAATGTGTTTGCTGTCACGTTATCTTCTATATCGTTAAGAGTATTATTTGTTGTAGACGTAAAAACGTTTAGATTTAATTCGGTGTCCACATATTGGTATATTGTAGTTCCTTCATCACTGATACCACTAACACATAATATATTGCCATCATTATTTAAGCGTACATTACGTGACAGTCCGAAAGCTTGCATCATAAATGTAAGAGATTCTTTGGTCTTTTCAATCTCTTTTATTTTTATCCATTTACTATTAATAAATTTATATATGTGGGCTTTGTAATTGTATGATTCAGTATCTGCTACATATGATATTTCCGCAATTGCAAATGTATTCCCCCTCACCATTGAGTTCAACATGAACAGTTATAACAGATGATGATAAAATATTTGCATCTATTTTTTCACCCTCTATTGGTTCTCCATATGGTATCCATACGTCTTCACTGTCATTATACTTATATACAGTTACGGATGATCCATTTTCACTTGGTATGTTAAAAAATAAACTCGCTACTGCTATAATATCTCCAGAAGCATTAATAGAAATGGATATTCCATGTTTTTCTTTAACCTCTTCACCATAAATTGTTTGTCCTAGCTGGTTCCAATTATTCTCATTCTCATTGTATTTAAATATCTTTACAATGCCTATTCCATTATCGCCATAGTTTGCAGTTGCTACAATGTTTCCTACAGAATTTAAAACAGTAACAAACATTTTATCATCCATAATGAATTGTCCTTTTTGTTGAAATATTTTATTTGTAATTATTACATTATCATTAAACGTTTGCGACTTTACAAACACATTACTTGTCTCAGTGGAAGCTATTTTTTTTGTTCAACGTCATATACACGTCCATTTAAATTGTTTAGTACAGACTCCAACCCAGAAACACTGTTTACAGATAACACAGTAGGTACGAAAATACCATTGCTCATTATATATATATAAAAATAAATTAATTTATTTTATAGTATGCTAACTCTATGTATTTGAAGATAATTTGTAAATCCACTCGTATTCCCTGAAAGATCTAGTAATGTTCCTTCGGTTAATATAATCTTTAATGTATCATCAATGCTTGCATTGATTAGCAATGAAGCATTTATTATTCCATATATCGTTTCAGAGGAGTTCTGGTTGTGTACAACATATGTGGAGCCGGTTGTAAATATATTATTATCTTGGTGTAAAATAGATATCATTGTATTGTCTGTTTGAGATGCTATTAAAAAACAAGTTACTTGATATATTCCTGCTTGTGTGAAGGTTACTAATTCTTGTTGGTTGAACGATATATCTTGACTAAATTCTACTGTAGGGAAAGTAACGTAATTGTTTCCGGGCACTAAAGAAGTAAACGTTAGAGTATCTGTGTTATTTGACACTTTTAAACATGGATTTTTATTTTGATCACCTAGATTTTGTAAAGCCACTTCTAACCCACTGGTATCGGTGATGGATAAATCATCCGTTCCGATATTATTTTGCTTGTTAGCACCTAGATTTTGTAAAGCCACTTCTAACCCACTGGTATCGGTGATGGCTAAATCATCCGTTCCGATATTATTTTGCTTGCTAGAACCTAGA